AAATCGCGCGTGCAAAACAGAAACTAACACTGCCAGTGCAAGAACAGAGGGGGTAGACCAGAAAAAAAAGGGAACCGGTCGCGAACGCCGGTCAAACCGGTCAAAATGCCGGTCAAACCCGGGAGGACACCCATGGCAGACCGTCACTTCCTTGAGCAACTGAGCCGCAGGCTGGCCGACGAAGGCAAGCTGATCGAGGCCGGTTGGGTGGCGTTGCGGATCCAGTGTGTGCCGCACGACGCCCCGGCTCTGCAGCTTCAAGAGATGCGGCTCTTCTATATGGCGGGGGCCCAGCACTTGTTCGCCAGCATCATGTCCATCCTTGAGCCAGGGGTGATGGAAACCGAGAACGACTTGCGTCGGATGGACCTGATCCACAAGGAGCTTGAGGCATTCGAGAAGGAATTGAAGCTTCGGATCGGCAAGCCTGCCGGTAGTGGGTAGCTCCACCTGATCGGCACCAAATCTGGCTAAACCCTTGACAAGTGGGAAGGGTTTAGCGCTTTTTCTTGCCAAGATGCGGTAATCCCGTCCAGCGGGGCGTCCAATATGCCCAGGATGCCCCCAAAACACCGACCTGCAGGCTGGCGCCCGACGCCAAAATTCCGCAGTCCAGATCAGGCTTTTTACCACACGCAAGCGTGGAGAAAATTGGCCGATTTCGTGCGAGATCGCGACCAGGGCATCTGTCGGCAGTGCGGAACCCCCGAATCCCGGCGGGTCGACCACATAATCCGGCGGCGGGACGGCGGCGCGGACGCCGACTGGAACCTGCAGCTTTTGTGTGACGACTGCGACGCGAAAAAGCACCGCGAAAAAGGCGAAGCCTGGAGATGATGGGAGGCTAATCATGTCGCTCGGCGGTCTGATACTCGGCATCATCAACATTGCGATCGTCATCGCGGTTTTGGTGCTGATCGGCGCGATTATTGTGATGGTCGCGAAGTGGTTTGGGTGGCCTATCGACTGGCAAGTGCAGCGGCTCTACCTGCTCGTGGTTGCCTTGATTGCGCTATACATGATTGTAGCGCTGCTGATTGGCCTACCGACCGTCCATTTCTTGCAGCCCATCCGCTAATTCACAAAATCGTCGCGTGTGAAGGCTGCGCCCAGGCGTAGACACCCGTTTGCGTGCCGATAATTTCAAAGGGAGTATAGACATGAGTACACGCGTACGAGTCGTCGGCGGACACCTCATCATCGAGGGCGTCGCGCCGGGTAGGCCGGATAATTCCCTACCGGGCGTCGAGGGGCCGGTCGATCCCAGCTACGGCATCGAAGAGGGCCACGTCGACAATAGCCTGCCGCCTCCTCCCGGCATTTGGCCTCCGCCGGTCAGTATTTGGCCACCGGTAGAACTGCCGCCCAATTATCCAATGCCACCGGGCTCTATATGGCCACCGGTTGTGGGTGGTGGCCCAATCTACCCGCCACACCCGGATCAAGGCTTGCCGGGAGGCCAGCCACACCCCGATCAAGGTTTGCCAGGAGCCCAGCCGCATCCTGATCAAGGCTTGCCGGGAGCCCCTGTGTACCCGAGCAATGGCTTGCCTTCGCAGAAGTTCTTGGTTGCGATCGTCGCGGCCAGTGCGGCCGGCGGTCTGAAAGTCGTTGGCTATACGGTGGTGGATCCGTCGCTGTCGGTCGGTTATCCGCTGCCGCCACCGGTAGCGCAGCCGAAATAACGTGTGAACGATGGCCGGCGGGGGATGACCTGATGGACACGGTCCATGCCCCGCCCGCCATTCCCTATTCTGAAATGGAGCTTCATCCTCCTCGCGACCCTGCTGGGAGTGCAGATAACCGAAACCCTGCTTGGGGTGCTGGCGTGTATCTACATGGTGGTTGCTGGTCGTTCGGTGATTGGGGCCTGCGTGGAGGCGGGCATCGTCTCCCAGATACGCGAGATTTTTAGCGAGTCGCTGACCGCCGTGTTGGCGTTGTTGCTCGCCTCGCGGAACCGGCCCCCTGACTAACGGGTGGCAGGCACCCGGCCAGGACACCCACCACCCGTCACCGTTAGCCATCACCCAAGGGGAGTTCGTCCCATGACGCTCGGACGCAAACCCAAACCAACGGTATTGAAGAAACTGCACCACTCTCACGCTGCGTTCAACGAGCGCGAGCCAAAGCCGGTTGGCGACGTCAGCAACGCGCCTGATCACTTCGACGACGAGCAACGGGCCGCGTGGGCTTATGCGGTGGAGCATTCTCCGACCGGCATGCTGAAAATGATCGACGCATCGATCTTGGAGTGCTGGGTTGTCGCGCACTGCCTGCACCGCACCGCGGTCAAGAGGTTTGCTGCGGAGGGCGGAGAGGTTCTGACGCTGACGCCGAACGGTCTGCTGATGCAGAACCCGCTCCTTCCGATCATCAATCGTCAGGCACAGATGATGATGCGTGCTGCAGCGGAGCTTGGCTTCGCGCCGACCTCGCGTCCCAAGATCGGCCTGTCTGGCGGCGGAGAATTGCACGGCAAATATGCTCCGACCAAAGACGAAGAATCGCTCGACGAATATCTTGAGCGCGCTCCCGACGTATCGGCCGTCCACTGACGCCGATCCTGTTTCCGCGTACGCCTGGGACGTCGTCAAAGGCAAGATCATCACGGGAAGACTGGTTCGGCTTGCCTGCGAAAGACACTTCCGCGATCTCATAGACGGTCACAAGCGCGGGCTGGTGTGGCGTCCCGACGTTGCCATCCATTCGATCGATTTTTGCCGGTTTCTGCTGCATTCGAAAGGGGAATGGGCGGGCCGGCCGGTCAAGCTTGAGCCCTGGCAGAAGTTTATCCACGGCAGCGTGTTCGGGTGGCTCCGGAAGGACGGTCTTCGCCGGTTCCGGACGGTCTATGAGGAACTGGGCAGGAAGAACGGCAAATCGACCTCCGCTGCCGCGGTCGCACTCAAAGGCCTGTGCGCCGACAAGGAGCCTGGTGCCGAGGTCTACTCGGCAGCGACCAAGCGCGATCAGGCCCGCCTGGTGTTCGACGAGGCGCGCAGAATGGTGCAGCGATCGCCGCGACTGAGCAAACAGGTTCAAGTCCTGCAGCGGGTTCTCGCGGTCAACGAAACGCTGTCGAGCTTTGTGCCGCTGTCGGCCGATGAACGGACGCTCGACGGTCTAAATCCGCACTTCGTCGTCATCGACGAGCTGCATCGGCACAAATCGCGGGCTGTGCTGGACGTTCTCGACACAGCGATGGGCTCCAGGCGACAGCCGTTGATCTGGATCATCACCACGGCTGGCGATGACAACCCGGAGAGCGTTTACGCGGCGGAAACGACATACGCGTCGCAGGTTGTCGAAGGCACGATCAAAGACGACAGCTATTTTGCCTACATAGCCACCTTGGACCCAGGTGATGCCTGGGACGATCCGAAAGTTTGGATCAAGGCCAATCCAAATCTCGGCATCTCAGTCAAAATGGACGATTTGAGGCGCCAAGCGCTCAAAGCGTCGCGCTCTCCACCAGCCCTTGTCGCCTTCAAACGCCTTCGCTTGAACATGCGGACCTCGGACGCCACGCGGGCGATCGACATGGAGGTCTGGCACAGGAACACCAGCGGGGCATGGGATCCTGCGGAGCTGATGCAACGGCCCTTCTACGGCGCGATTGACCTGTCGTCGCGCATCGATCTCTCGGCGTGGGTCAAATTGTTCCCGCCGATCGAGGGCGAGAGGCTCTGGAAAATCGTTCCGCGGTTCTGGATGCCGGCGGACACGGTGCAGGCGAAGTCCGATCGAGATCAGGTGCAGTATCGGCGCTGGATCGATGCCGGTTTGATCGAGATCACCCCGGGCAATGTGATCGATCACAGTGAGATCCAGACAGCGGTTCTCGAGGATTGCCGCCTGAACGAGCCCCGCGCCATAGCCTTTGATCCCTGGAATGCCACGCAGCTCGCGGTCGCGCTGGAGGGCGAAGGCCTGCCGATGTTCGAATTCGTGCAGGGCTTCCGCAGCTACAACGCGCCAACGAAACAATTGGAAGCGTGGTTGTTGTCCGAGCTTCTCGATCATGGCGGCAACGAAGTCTTGGCGTGGATGGCCAGCAATCTGCATGTGCTGACGGACAAGAACGAAAATCGCATGCCGTCGAAGAAACACTCCACCGCGCGCATCGACGGCATCTCCGGATTGATCATGGCGATCGGCCGCTCGATGGACGTCGATGACGCCGCCGGCCTCGATGGCTTCTTGAGCAGCCCGATCATTGCCTAGCGAGCAACAGGGGACCGGACATGGCGAACTACCATCCTGAGTGCTCCGGCGATCCTGCCGACTGCCGAGTGCGGACAGTCAGCACAGTGCTGACGACCGTTGCGTGGGAGCCCGTCTATGACGGCAACGGCGTCCTGACGAACAAGGATCCGAACACGTTCACGTCGGAGAAGGTCTGCGATACCTGCGGCGCGCATTGGACCGAGATGCGAGGCGCGATGGAAACGGACGCGCCCGAGGGGCTGCAGATCGAGACGCTGACGGCGCCAGGTGCCGTGCGGTGACACCGGGAACGCTCAATCTCACGATCTACCATGGCGACACTTATCGCTGGACGTTCACGCTGTGGCAGGACGCGGGAAAAACGATACCAGCCGACCTGACTGGCGTGGTCCCGAAAGCGGAAATCCGGGTCAGCTCCGCCGGCGGTGCGATCATCACGACAATGGATCTGACGGTGCAGACGCCGAATCAGATCCTCGCGGTGCTGCCGACCGCGAAGACGGCGCTACTGCCAAAGAGCGGCGGCACCTATGACCTACAGCTCACCTACCCGAACGGCGACGTGCAGACGGTCCTCAGTGGCTTGGTGACGGTGACGATGGACGTGACTGACAGCGGGGCGAGCATTGGCGTCCTGGCCGCTCCAGCGGCCCCTGCGGCCCCTGCTATGCCGAGGAGGCCGGGATGAGCGGCGTCGTATCCGTCGACGTTGAGCAATCCAAGCCGGTACAGGTCATCGAGGTCGAGGCCGACGCCTCCACGATCGACGTCACGCTGCCGGCGCCGCCGGTCATCGAGGTCGACCTCCCCGATCCGCTCCCGCCGACCAGCGTCGACGTGATTGCAGCTCCACCGCCGACCGTCAGCGTCGATGCGGTAGTTCCGCCGCCGCCGCTCGTGGCCGTGACCTTGCCGGCGCCGGTGACCGTCGATGTCGTTGGCGGGGCGCCGCAGCCGCCGGTCCAGATCGACGTCCTTGCCGCGTGGCAGACGGGCATTCCGGACGCGCCGAACGACGGCAATATCTATGGCCGGCGCGGCGGCATCGACTGGGTCGAGGTGCTGTCAGACACCACGCCCTATGCGCCCCTCGACTCCCCGGCCTTCTTCGGAACTCCAACAGCGCCAACTGCGCCACCCAACACCACGACGACACAGCTAGCGACCACGCAATACGTTGAAGCGGCTGTGGTGGCCGGCCAAAGGCCCGATCTGGTGACGAGTGTCGCGCATAAGACTGGCGACGTCCTCCTCTACACCGACGACATCGAGGACTTTGACGTTCAGCAGATTGACGGAGGGAGCTTTTAGATGGCCGACGTCATCCGGATTAAGCGCCGCACGAGTGGATCACCTGGCGCGCCTGCGACTCTCGCGAATGCCGAACTGGCATACAACGAGGTCGACCACATTTTGTATTATGGCGAAGGAACGGGCGGTTCCGGCGGTTCCGCGACCGTCGTCGTCCCGGTCGGAGGCAGCGGGCAGGCTTCGAACACCAACCCGGTGATGAATGGCGTCGCTGCGGCTGGCGCGCAGGTCACGTACAGCAGGAGTGACCACGTCCACCCGGTGGATACTTCGCGCGCACCCCTAGCCAATCCGGTCTTTACAGGTGATCCTCAAGCACCAACACCTCTGACCGCAGATAATGACACGAGTATAGCAACTACAGCGTTTGTAAAAGCGCAGTTATATGCCACCGTCGCTTCGGTTCCACTGCCATCCAGCACCAATCCACTCATGGACGGCGCTGTTGCTGTCGGTGTCGGGACGACGTTCGCGAGGGCTGACCACGTTCACCCGACCGATTCGACGCGAGCGCCGCTGGCCAGCCCGGTCCTGACGGGCAATCCGACCGGGCCGACTCCTGCCACAGCCGACTCCTCGGTTTCGCTTGCAACTACGGCATTTGTGAAGGCGCAGGCTTATGCGCCGCTGGCCAGCCCGGTCCTGACAGGCAATCCGACCGGACCAACCCCTGCCAACACGGACTCTTCCGTTTCGCTTGCCACTACGGCGTTCGTGAAGGGGCTGCGGCAGGATCAGTTCCAGCCACCGACTGCGGATGTCGCGTGGGGCAATCGCAAGATCACCGGGCTCGCAGATTGTACGTCCCCGCAAGACGCCGCGACAAAAAACTACGTCGACGGAGCGATCCAAGGGCTGAACGTCACGCAGCCTTGCCGCATGGCGACCACTGCCAACCTGGCGGCGCTGAGTGGCTTGCTGACGATCGATGGCATCGTAGCGGTCGCCGGCGATCGAGTGCTGGTGAAAGACCAGACCGCGCAGGCGAACAACGGTATCTACAACGCTGCGGTTGGCGCGTGGACGCGCTCCACCGACACCAATACGTGGACCGGGTTGGTTGCTGCCTACACCTTCATCGAGGTGGGCACCGCCAACGCCGACAACGGCTATCTCTGCACCTCGGATCCCGGCGGCACGCTCGGCACGACACCCGTCACATGGGTGCAGTTCAGCGGTGCCGGCCAGATCATCGGCGGCGCCGGCCTCGTCAAGACGGGCAACCAGATTGATGCCGTTGGCACGGCGAACAGGATCCTCGTCAACGCCGACAACATCGATATCGACCCGGCCTATGTCGGGCAGACCTCGATCACGACGCTCGGCGCTGTGGCAACCGGCACATGGAACGCCACCACGATCGCGGTCAATCGCGGCGGCTCGGGCGCCGTCACCCTGACGGGCTATCTCAAGGGCAATGGTGCCGCTGCGTTTACCGGTGTGGCGTCAATACCGAATACAGACATCACCGGTCTTGGCAGTATGGCCCTCCAGGCGGCAAGTGCAGTCGCAATAACGGGCGGTACTATAGATGGTGTAACATTGGATGGTGGCACCTTTTGACTTGAGAGCGGCAAGTAATGGCAGACGTTCTAAGGATCAAACGCCGAGCGGTCGGAGGAGCCGCGGGCGCACCAGCCACACTTGCCGCCGCTGAACTGGCCTATAATGAGCAAACGAACATTCTCTACTACGGTGGCGGCAACAGCGCCGGGGCGGCGACCTCGATCTTTCCGATTGCTGGACCTGGTGCCTTCCTGCCGCTTTCGGGCGGAATTCTAACCGGCAATGTGACGGTTGGCGCCGGGGCGAACCTTAATTTCGGCAGCGTCCTGGCAAGCAGTACAACTGATCTGTCGAACCACCTCGCGCTTTACGGCACCAACTACGGCCTCAACATCACGAGCGGCCGACTCAACCTCGTGGGCGGATCTATCGTCTGCGTCTCAAGCGGCGTCGATGTCGCAACCATCAACGCTAGCGGCGTCACCGCCAACGCGCCGCTCCAGGCGATCGGGAACGAGACAGGCTCGCTCGCCAGCACGCAATTCGTCGCGCGACATGCCAACGGCTTTATGAGCGCCAATCCGGGGGACGCCGACGCGACGTGGACCTCGCTGCAGATGGGCGAGAGGATCAACAACGTCAGCGGTGCGTTCACTGCTGATCGCACCATCACAATTCCGCTGACCGGCCAGCAGAGAAACTGGGTAGTGCGGAACGGCACGACCGGCGGCTTCAACGTCAACTTCACGACCGGCACCAGCACGTATTCGATCCCACCCGCTTACTCGGCGGAACTCTGGACCAACGGCGTCTCTCTGTTTCCGACCCATAACCTGCTGCTAGGCGTGCCAGTCCGCATCGGTGATGGCACCCGCAACGCATTCCTTTTCAACGCTGGAGCAACTCCGACAACCGCGTCAACGATCAATACCAGCGGCGCCGGAGTACTTCAGTTCGCGTGTGGGGTCGGATTTGGCAGCGTTCTCGGCGCCAGCGGCAGCGATGTTACCGCCCACCTCGCGCTGTGGGGCACTACGTTTGGTCTTGGTGTCACCAGCAATCGACTGAACCATATCGCTGGGGCCACTGCCCAGCACGCTTTCGTCCTCGGCACCACTGATGCCGCGTTCATCTCGTCCACCGGTCTGAATGCCACCGCTGTGGGCGCCACGACGCCGTCCACGGGCTCCTTCACCACCCTGGCGGCAACAGGCAACGTGTCGTCAAGCGGCGGCTGGATTAACGCCGGAACAGCGACCACGAGTGGTTCCAAGATCTATGTCAACTCGGCTGTCACCACGGCTCCTGGGTTTTCTTGGTATTCCGCAGGCAGCCAGCGTTGGTTTCTGGCCCTCGATGCGTTTGCCGAGAGTGGATCAAACGCTGGTAGTAACCTCGCCCTGTACAACTACAGCGACACTGGCGCTTTCCTAGGAGCGGTCTGCACCTTCCGCCGAACTGACGGGCAACTGACGCTGAATGCTGGCTTGTCGGTGGCTGGAGCAATATCGGGCGCTGGCGTCACGACGCTCCTGGCGTCTTATGCGCCCCTGGCGTCGCCAGCCCTGACAGGAGTGCCTTCAGCGCCAACTGCTGCGGCGCTCACAAATACGACGCAACTAGCAACGACAGCGTTCGTCACGACTGCCACTGCAGCCTATCTGCCGCTCGTCGGCGGAAACGTCACTGGCGCCACGACGTTCAGCGGTGGCGGTGTGACGGTCAGTGCGGGGAGTGCCACGGTTGGCGCGATCAACATCACCGCGAACACGATCTTTGGTCTTCGACTTGATGGTGGCGTGTTCTCAAATTGCGCCATTCGGCTTGGCACCAATCAGATGCTCGGCTTCACAGGCGCTGGGACTCGCAACCTCTACTGGGACAACGTCAACGACACCCCCACGGGCCTCAAATGGTCCATCGGCTCTGTCGCGGCGCCCAACCCGGTCATCACGCTTGCTGACGCCGGATACGTCCAGGCGAGCAGCTACTATGCGGACGGAGCGTCTGGGGCTTGGCGCATCATGCGTGTCCTCACAGGCGGTGTGCTGCGCTGGATCGCTGGGGGAAACCTCACGGCAGAAAGCACTGGCGACGTTGGTACCGACTACGACATAAACGCCTACAACGACAGCGGCGCGCTCATTGGCACTTGTCTCCGCATCACGCGCTCTACCGGCTTGTTTATGGTCTATCGAGGCCTCGGTATATTCACCCAGGTCGCGCCTGGGGGCATCACCGACCTCTCTCGTCATATCGCGCTCTACGCCACGACCTACGGCTTCAACGTCACCGCCAATCGGCTCAATTATCTCGCGCCGCTGAACGCCTCGCACTTCTTCAACGTCAACGCGATTGACGTCGCACAAATCTCTGCCACTGGCATAAACGCCGCCGCCATCGGCGCCACGACGCCCAGCACAGGCTCTTTCACCACCCTGGCGGCAACAGGCACGGTCAGCGGCGCGGGCTTCACCGGCCTCCTGGCGCCCTATGCGCCCCTGGCGTCGCCTGCGTTGACCGGAGTGCCGATAACGCCGAACGCGGCAGTCGGAGATGAAAGCACACAGATCGCATCGACTCTGTTCGCCGCGCGTGCCGCGCAGGGTCTGAACCAGCCAACCCCCGGCGATGCCGACACGACACTGACCGCAGCGCAGCTTGATGGTCGAGCGATTAATGTTATCGGCACGCTGACGGCCGACCGCACCTATACCGTGCCGATGACTTTGAATCGGCGCAACTGGCTGATACGAAACGGCACGACCGGCGGCTTCAATATCACCATCACCTGTTCCGGTGGCACGTCGTTCACCATCCCGCCGGGGTATATCACGGAGATTTGGACCAACTCGTTCAACATCTTCACCGCACAAAACATGCTGTGCGGCACCATAGCCCGCATCGGCGACCCGACGCGCAACGGTTTCATTTTCAGCACAGGCGCGACACCTACTAGTGCGTCCAATATCAGCACGCAGGGCGCGGGCGCGATCCAGTTTATTGGCGCGGTCACTGCCACGACGCCAGCGACCGCCGACAACACCACCACGCTTGCCACCACCGCGTTCGTGAAGAACCAGGCCTATGCGACCTTGGCCTCGCCAGCCCTGACAGGCGTCCCCACAGCGCCAACTGCTGCGGCTCTGACGAACACCACGCAAATTGCGACCACTGCCTTCGTCACCGCCGCGAACAACGCTGCCGTCCTCTCGTTCAACAGTCGCGTTGGCGCCATCACGCTGACAAATGCCGACGTGACCGGTGTCCTGTTGCCATCCTCGACCACGCCGAACATGGACGGGACAGCTGCAATCGGTGTCGGAACGACGTGGGCGCGGGCCGACCATACCCACCCGACCGACACCTCGCTGCTTTCGCTTGGCGGTGGGACGGTTGCGGGCGCCACGACGTTTAGTGCTGGCGGCGTGACGATGAGCGGCAATAACGCGGGCGGTTGGGGCCTCATCCTTACGAACACCGCGGCATATGGGATTATTCTCAACGGAACCTACACTTCGGCGGCGCTGCGCGTTAGCGGCAACATCGCCTTCACAGGGGCGGCAAACCGCAACCTCTACTTCGACAACACCGTCAGCCTACCTGCTGGCCTCAAATACTCCATAGGCACTACCGCGGCGCCCAATGTGGTCATCACGCTTGGCGACACTGGGCTGGTTACCTGCCTTCAGGGGATGTCTGCGGACAACGTGGCGGGGACCAATCGAGGATACCAGTTCAAGACTGGCGGCTTGGCGCGCTGGTGGTTCCTGTGCAATCCGACCGCAGAGGGCGGCAGCAACGCCGGATCCGATCTCGATATCGTCAGTTACGACGACACGGGCGCTATCCTCGTCAACCCGGTCTTTCGCATCACTCGCAGCACCGGCCTTGTGCTTTTCAATCGCGGCATCAGCCTTGCCAGCACGGTCGGTGCCACCACCTCTGACCTCTCAAGAGGCATTGCACTCTTCGGCACTAACTACGGCTTCAATGTCACCGCTTCTCGGCTGAACTATGTCGCCCCGCTGAACGCCTCGCACTACTTCGTCGTCAACGCCCTCGATGTCGGATTCTTCTCAGCCACCGGCCTCAACGCCGCCGCTGTTGGCGCCTCGACGCCCAGCACGGGTTCGTTCACCACGCTGGCAGCATCAGGCGCTGTCTCCGGGGCGGGCTTCACGACGCTCCTGGCGCCTTATGCGCCCCTCGCCTCGCCTGCACTGACAGGGGTACCCACAGCGCCGACTGCGACCGCAGGCACGAACACGACGCAGATCGCCACCACAGCTTTCGTCACGGCATCCCTCGGATCACCTACCTTCTCCGGAACCGTTACTGCTCCACAGATAAATCTAAAGCCAACTTCCGGCTCCGCTACTGTGCTTCTGTTCAAGCTGGCCGGTCAGAGTGCCGGGGCCACTTGCTATAACGCCGCTAATTCCTTGCCGCGCTGGGAGCTTCGAATAGGCAATACGGATGCCGAGAGCACCGGCAATGCAGGAACGAACTTCGATCTTCGAAGCTATACCGACGCTGGAGGCTTTCTATCCACGCCGTTGTTCATCAATCGCGCCACGGGCGCTATGACCGTTACCGGCAACTTCCTGGCGACAGGCACGGTCAGCGGCAACGGCGCTTACATCAACACCTCCGATATGCGGATCAAATACGACGTGGGGGATTTTGGTGATGGCCTGAGTGCTATCGCTCGGCTGCGGCCAGTGAGGTTCAAGCGGCATCACTGGCACAGCGATAATATCAAGGCTCCACGGCGATTCGAACTCGGCTTCATCGCGCAGGAAGTGCGTGACGTCATCCCAGAAGCCGTGTTCGAAACGGACATTGATATGCCGGATGGCAGTTGGAAAGAAGATAGCCCTGTGCTGGGCATGTCTCTCGATCCCATTGTCGCGGCGCTGGTCAACGGCATGAAAGAACTGGCCGCGCAGAACGCTGCGCTCGCCGCGCGCGTGCAACAACTCGAAGCAAGGACACTGCACTGATGGACATGGACAACGTCAACCATTTGCCCCCGCAGCCGGCGCAGGATCCGCTCGCAATACCAGCGACGATTACCCTGCCGGTGGGGATCTGGAACCGGGTCTATCAACTGATCGGCGTCAATCCGTTCAACGACTGCAATCCGATCATCGCGGAGATGCAGCGCCAGATGTTCAACTCGATCAATCCGCCACCGACTGTCGTGCGTGAACCAGAAACGGTCAGCAGGGCAGAACCGCCAGCCTAACTGACCAGCACGGGCCTGACCCGGCGCGGGCCAATACACGCACGGTCGGGAGGCGCTGACAGTGGGCATAATCCGCAACGCGGTTTCGACCATCGCGCGCAACCTTGGTCTGACCGATACCCGTATGATCTCATGGCTGGGAGGTGGCCCCACGTATTCGGGCGAGGTCGTCTCGCCGCGCACCTCGATGCAGATCGGAACTGTGTACGCCTGCGTGCGGTTGATCTCGCAGACGATCGCCACGCTGCCGTGCCACTTCTACCAGGCAGACGAGGATGGGCGTGGCACGCTCGCACGCGACCATCCGCTCTACGACATGTTGCACGACCAACCCAACGCGGACATGACCGCGGTGACCTTCTGGGAGGCTGTGGTTGCGTGCATTTTGTTGTGGGGCAACGCCTACATTGAGATCGAGCGCCTCGGCACTCGCGTCGTGGCAATCGCGCCAATGGTGCCCGACCGTCTGACGCTGCGAAAGAACGCGGACAAGTCGGTCACCTACTTCTACTCATGGGCCGGCGAGATCAGGGAGCTGCAGGAAGAGCAGGTCATGCACATTAAGGGGTTCACCCTCGATGGCATGCACGGGATGTCGATCGTCGGACAGGCGCGGGAGACGCTTGGGATATCGCTAGCGGCGGACAAATCGGCGGCTAGTTTCTTCCGCAACGGTATGAAGCCGTCGATGGTCTTCAAGATCGACAAATGGCTCGACGAGAACCGGCGCAAGCGTTTCGAGGAGGAGACGAAAGAGAAGCTGGTCGGCGCGATCAACACCGGCGGCTTCGCGTTGTTGGAAGGCGGCATGACGGCCGATGCGATCAGCATCAAGCCCGAGGACGCACAGCTCCTGGCAACTCGAGCGTTCAGCGTAGAAGAGGTCTGCCGCTGGTTTGGCGTCCAACCGGTCATGATTGGGCACATGGAAAAGTCTACTGCCTGGGGCACAGGCCTAGAGCAGATGAACCTCTGGTTCCTCACGTATACATTGAGGCCACTACTGAAGTCTATTGAGCAAGCAATCCGCATGTCGCTGCTCAAACCTGGCGAGAAGAAGCTCTATTACGCCGAGTTCAACGTCGACGCACTGCTAAGAGCCGACAGCGCCGGCCGCGCTGCACTGATGACTGCCTATGCGGATCACGGCCTCCGCACGAGGAATGAACTACGCGCGCTCGACAACGTGGCACCGATCGAGGGCGGCGATGATCTCACCGTCCAGAGCAACCTCATTCCCATTCAGCTCCTCGGCAAAGAGGCCTCGTTCAGAATTGAGAAGCCGTTCGATCCATTCACGCCCGCCACGCCCCCCGGCGCCACGCCACTGCCCCATACGCCGGTTCCGCCACCGGCTCTTCCGCCGCCGCCGCCCAAGCCGCCGCAGAAGCCAAGCTAGGAGACAACTGCCATGTTGTACGACCGCTACGCAGCTCCGGTTGAGCTGTCGTTCGTTAGCGACGGCCAGCCCGGGGCTTTCGAAGGCTATGGCGCCGTGTTCGGCAACACCGACTACTACGGCCATGTCATCGCGGCCGGCGCCTTCGCGGAGACGCTCGCCAAGCACACCACCGCGGGCACGATGCCGGGGATGTACGCTGAACACAGCGCATATGAACTCGGTGGCGACCCGCTGCCGATCGGCGTGTGGCAGGCAATGTCGGAGGACAGCAAGGGCCTCCACGTCAAGGGCAAGATCTCCGCGCTCGATACCGACCACAGCAAACGCATCATCGGCCTGATGCGCGACAAGGCTATCACGGGGCTGTCCATCGCCTTCCGGGTGCCGGCCGGCGGCGATGTCCGCGGCAAGAAGGAGGGCGAGCCCAAGCGCACCATCAACCGGCTCGATCTGCATTCTGTCGATCTCGTGCGGGATCCCGCGAACGCCCTGGCGCAAGTGCATTTCATGAACTCGGTGATGCGGAACGTCGATGCCCAGAAGGCCATGGACGCGGTCGCTGCCTGCATGAAGCTGCATCAGACGTCGCTTGCCGGTCAGAACAGCCCGACAGTCGACCAGCGGTCGCAGATGATGGCGCATCTGATGGATGCCCACTCCGCGCTGACCGGTCACGACACCCCAATGGGCTGGAAGATGTCCAAGCCCACCACCATTCGCGAGTACGAGGCGTGGCTCCGGGAGGAGTTCCACCTTTCGCATTCGCAGTCCCGAGCTATCGCCGAACTCGGGTTCAAACCGCCTCGGGACGAGGTGAAGGAGCAGGCGGAAACGGAAGCACGCGCAGCGACGGTCAAGGAACTGTCGACGCTCGTGTCTGGCTTCTCACTCACCAGCAAAAGGTAGGACACAATGGCCGACGATCCGAACCCCGAGGTCGAACTCAAGAACCTTGCGATCGACCTCAAGAAAGCAACCGACGAGGTCAAAACCTTCGCGGAGAAGGCCACGACCGAGATGAAGAACCTCGGCACAATCACCGAGGAAACCAAGGCGAAGGCCGACAAGGCGCTGACGGAGATGAACACGATCAGCGAGCGACTGACCGCGATCGAGCAGAAGATGGTCCGCCGTCATGGCGACCCGAATGAGGAACTGAAATCGCTTGGCGACCTCGTGCTTGAGAACGAAGGCGTCAAGGGGCTCATGCAGAGCAAGTCCGGTTCGGCCAGGTTGTCCATCGAGCTGAAGGACATCACGTCGGGCAATCCCACCCAAGGCGCCGGCCGGTCGCCCAGCACGTCGCTGGTGGTTGCAGACCGCGTCGGCATGGTAACCCCACCGATGCGGCAGATGGTCGTCAGGAACCTCATAACGCCCGGGACGACGTCGTCGAATGCCATCGAATATGCGGTGGAAACCGATGATCCTGCGGTGACCGCGGCTGCGGTGGTTTCGGAAGGCCAGCTCAAGCCACAGTCGAACATCACCTTCGACTTGAAGAGCCTGCCCGTGCGAACCATCGCTCACTTTATGAAAGCGAGCCGTCAGATCATGGACGATGCGCCGCAACTGCGGAGCATCATCGATGGTCGCCTGACCTACGGCCTGCAGTTCGTCGAGGAGGCGGAGCTGCTCTACGGGGACGGGACCGGTCAACATCTCCTGGGCATCGTACCGCAGGCTACCGCCTACTCTGCAGCGTTCGCGCCTTCCTTGCCGACCGCGATCGATACTCTGCGGCTTGCATCCCTGCAGGCAACGCTCGCGCTCTATCCGGCGAGTGGCTACGTGCTGCACCCGACTGACTGGGGCCGCATCGAGCTGACCAAAGACACGCAGGGTCGTTACATCGTTGGCGATCCAACCGGCGTCCTCGGCAAGCGGCTCTGGAACCTTCCGGTTGTCGACACGCAGGCAATGCAGGTCGGCAAATTCCTGACCGGAGCGTTCCAACTGGGAGCGCAGATCTTCGACAGGATGTCGATAGAAATACTGCTCTCTACTGAAAATGATCTAGATTTTGTTAAGAATATGATAACTATACGTGGAGAAGAGAGACTAGCACTCGCAGTATATCGTCCGGCAGCCTTCATTTACGGCAATATACCGTAAAACTATACTGGAGGCTATACCATGTTGATGGAAGCCCTCAAGCCTTGGATCAACATGGATCACGAGGGCGTGGTGGAGCCAGGTCAGCGTTTTCAAGCTCACGGTCCTCGGGCCACTGAGCTTGAACTCGCCGGTCTGGCTGTGCCGGTGTTAGACGATGGCCAGCAGATCAAAGTCGTGGCGGATCCACCGTCACCACAGGAGCAACCGGCGGCGAAGGCGGCGCCAGTAAAGCCGTCTGCGCCACCACCAAAAGCGAAACCGAAACATCATCGCAAGTGAGTCCCCTCTTCATTCGTGCGCCTTGGGGCTTGGGTGATGCATGCTACTCGAGGCCGTTCATCGCAGCACAGACTGCAGAGCGCGAGGTCTACCTCGAAACACCATGGCCGGAACTGTATGACGATCTACCCGTGCGGTTCGTCCGCGGTCGCCGCCAGCTTCGCACGCAGATGCGGAACATCGCGCGCCAGCACAGCAGACAATGGTTCATGCCGCCTCCGCCTGAGGTTGAGATGGTGGCGCTTGGCTATGGCGCCCAGGAGCTTGTTCGAAGCAACGTGGCGAAGATCATGGAGCGGAAGCTCCCGCACATAGTCTCCACGCCGCCGGTGTGGGATTTGCCAGATATGGGCCCCTGCCCGTTCGACACAGGCGACGCGCCGCTGGCGATCATCCGCCCGGTGATGCGGCGAGTGGAATGGGACAACGAGGCCAGGAACCCGATACCGCAGTACGTCAACGAGATCGCCGGTGACCTCAAGCGCAGCGGCTTCGCCGTCGTGGTCATTTGCGACATCAAAGAGGGATACGAGTGGGTGGACGGCCCACTGCCTCCGCACAACCTGGCGCTGACCCGCGGCGAGCTGTCGGTGCGCCAACTGCTCGCCAGCATCCGAGATGCCGCCGTTGTCGTCGGCCCGGTCGGCTTCATCGTGCCGGTCGCGGTCGCGCTGCAGACGCCAACCTTCGTCGTCCTGGGCGGCAACCTCGGAATGAACGCGCCGGAAAGGCTCCTCGATCCCAGGATGAAGACCAAGCGCATCGGTTTCGCCATGCCGGAAAGGGCCTGTGTATGCACAGACATGCGACATCGATGCACGAAGCTCATACCCGACTGTGGACAGCAATGGAGGCGCTGGACGCGGAAGATCAGGCTCGGCTTCCCAAGCTCTCGCTCATCGACCGGCTCGCCAAAAACCGGCTGACCTGGCTCCCCGATCTGGGCGTCGGATATTTCAATGTCAAAGACCCGTCCGCGCCGTACGACGTCAGCTACTTCGCCAAATATCTCAGCTACCGCGACACGCCCCTCGGCCGACGCCTGACCGAGGCCCGCGTCGATCTGGTGGACCGGTACTGGGACGGGCCCGTGGTCGACGTGGGGATCGGCTGCGGCGCTTTCGTAGATGCCAGACCCAACACGCGCGGCTACGACATCAACCCCGTCGGTGTGCAGTGGCTCTTGGAGCGTGGCCTGTTCTGCAACCCCTACAGCGAGCCTGTGCAGGCTGTGACGCTATGGGACGTGCTGGAGCATCTCTGGGACTTCGACCGGCTCCTGTGCCGCGTCAGCGCCCGCGTGTTCGTGTGTCTCCCGGTGTTCTCCGGTCCCTGCGAGGTGCTGACCTCCAAACACTACCGAGAGGACGAACACTTCTGGTACTTCACGAGCTTCGGCTTCTTGAAGGTAATGCGCTCCCTCGGTTGGGAGCTGCTTGAACACAACGAAGCGGAGACGCGCCTCGGCCGCGAGAGCATCGCGAGCTTTGCCTTCGCGCGGATGACCTGATGCGCTCGATCACCACCGTCATCACCAAGGCCGTGTCGCGCGATCTGACGACGCTGGACACGGCGAAAGAGGAACTCGGCATAACCGGCACGTCGTACGACGCGCGCCTCAAGCGCTGGATCCGCGAGGAGTCGGCGGCAGTCGAGACGTTCTGCGGACGCAAGCTGGTCAACGAGACGCTGCAGCAGGTCTTCACCGGCGATCAGGTCGGCCATCGCACCGACCTCATCTTGGCGCTCTACCCGGTCACTGAGGTCGTCTCGGTGACGTGGAACAACGAGGTGCTGACGCCGGATCAGTGGCAGCTCGACGGCGATGCCGGTCTGCTGCGTCGCTACAGCCAGGTCGACGATTGCTGGGTGCCCTGGTTCGGCCCGCCCGACCAGTACTGGTACCTCGGCTACGGATACCCGAACACCATCACGGTCCAATACACCGGCGGCTACACGTTGGGCGACGACCTGCCGCCCGACATCGAGGCCGCGGTGCTGATGCAGTTGGGCTACCGCAAGACCGCTGGCCAGCGCGATCAGACGATCAAGTCCGAGACGGTGCCGAACGTCCTGTCGACCACCTACTTCTACGGCAACCCCGGTGACAACGCAGCGATCCTGCCGGCCGCAGCCGCGCGCCTGGAGCCATACCGGGAGCAACGGATATGACCGAGCGTCGCTACGAAACTGGCGACACCGTCGTCATCCACTGTGAAACCTGCGAGCCGGAAGCCGCGGTCATTCTCGCCATTGGGCCACGCTGCATCGACTGCGGGTGCCAACAGTATCGGCTGCGAACCAGCGAAGCGTCGATGGTCGTCGAGTGTTGCTCCTCGATCCTCCGCCCCCTGCACTGAGAGAGGCCACGATGCTGCAATCAACAGCCGTCTATGCCCTCCGTCCGGACGGCACGGACACCGGATCCTTTCAGATCACGACGCCAGGAACGCTGACCGGCGTGTGGGTCAAAGATCTGGTCGGTATGTCCTCGGTCGCGGTCGACCTGCGCTTTGCGTGGGGCTCCGGTGGCCAGTCAGTCAACGCCCTCCTGCAGTCGGCCATGGGGCCGGATGGCCAGCCTTATGACGTCGCACAGGTGACGTTCACCACCGCGGCACGCGCGGTGCTTTTCGAGCTGTTCGGCGGCACGAACGGCTTTATCGCGCCAGGTGCCGGCGGCATGGACAGCACCGGCATTCCGACCGCGGAGGGGTTTCTCTGCCCGGTCCTGGGCGATCGGCTGCGGCTGTTGCTGGTCGTCGACGGAACGTACGTCAACACGACGCTGACGGCGCTGGTCAGCCCAAAATGAGGCAGACGATCGACGACTTCCTGCGGGCCGGCGCCTCGCAGTCCGACATGGTCACGATCAAGCGCCTGACAGGCACCAGGCAAGGCGCGGCGTTGAGCGTCATCTGTCAGGCCATCGTGCAGACCGGCCCCGAGGCGGTGCTGATCGGATCCGTCCAACAGACCCACGACCTTCTCATGGTTACCGACCGCGAGATGAACGCGATGCAGTGGCCGCGGCCTCCGCGCCAAGGCGACCAGATCGTCTATTCGGATGGCAGCACGCGGACAATTCAAGGAAGGGCGGACGAGCGTCGTCTCGCTGATGGCAGCGTCTACATCATCAAGACGCTCGGCGGCTAACTATGAAGGGCGAGGTATGGGATGACGCGATCCCCCGCATCCAGGCGGTGGCGGATCAGCTCGGCATCACATTCGAAATGCCCAACGAGGACGCGGGCCCTCGACCATCGCCACCAGCCCCGTGGGTGCAGATCGAAGTCTCAGCGGAGTCCTATCGGCCGATCGAACTAGGCGGCGACACCTGGGAAGAGCTTGGCCAGATCTTCATCAGCTTAATGATCCCCATCGGCTCGGGCATCCGTCCCTGGCTCGATTATCTCAGCGCATTCGAACTCGCCTTCCGCGGCCTCAAGGCCGGGATGACGCCGGAAGGCCTGGTCTACAGCGAGAACCAGTCATCCGACCCTCTGCAATGGACGATCGACGACGGGATGTATCGGCGGTTGCCGTTAATCGTCCGGTACAAGTTCCAAGACCGTTTGACTACCGCCCCTCCCTAACAAGGAACAATAGACATGGAAGAGTTCCATATCCTGAAAGAAGTGTCGTCCGGCAGCGGCAGCTACACCGAAACCGGCGAGATCATCGCAACCAATGAAACGGACGCAAAGCTGCGCTGCATCGAGCTAGCAGAGGACGGCAATCGCTACGGCTTCATGGTCTACAACTCAGTGCTTGGCCGACACGTCCTGCCGCCTGGTGGCGTTGGAGTCGCGGACCCGAATCTACCGTCCAACGTCGATATCCCGGTCGTCTCGCAAAATGGCGCGGTGCTGACCTGCACGATGGGCAACTGGACCAACACGCCGACGTCGTACTCGTACCAGTGGCAGGTCGATGGGGTCACCAAAGGCACCAACGCGGCCACCTATTCCGTCCAACCTGGCGACGTCGGGCACGAAGCGTCCTGCACCGTAACAGCGACCAACGCGACAGGGTCGACTGCTGCACCAGCGTCTAATTCCGTCGTCGTCACCTAAGCGACCGGCGCGTCGCGCGCATCACCACTAAACACAGGAGAGAGCCATGCCCGCGACTGCCGCATATCAAGCTGGCATCGAGGCCAATCAGACACGCATCTCGTACGCCATGGAGACGACGTGGAGCGTCGCTCCGACCACCGTCGCCTTCAAGGCGATTAGGTATATGTCGGACACCCTCGCTGAAACGAAAACCCGGCAGCGTCCATCGGAAATCAACCTCACTCGCGAGGCATCGCAAGCGGTCACGACGCAGCAGACCGCGGGCGGCACGATCAACTACGCGCTCTCCTACAGCACATTCGACGACTTCTTCTCGATCGTGCTGCAGCAGGACTTCTCAGCGTTCTTGAACATCACCAACTCGCTGTCCGACATCTCGTTGACCGTCGCCGGCGCAGTTGTGACGCTGGGGTCCACTCTCGCGACGAAGTTCGCGAGCATCGCGCAGGGGCGTTGGATCAAGCTCTACGGCTTCACCAACACCGTCAATAATGGCTGGTGGTGGGTGAAGACCCACACCAGCGACCAGTCTCTGATACTTGAAGGCCCCAACCGCCCCACAGCAGTCACAGAAGCCGCCCCGCCAGTCGGCATGCGGATCCGCGGCTCGACGGCGACGAACGGTGTCACGTTCAAATCGATGTTCATGCAGCAGATGCTGTCGCCGGCGCTGTTCCTTGTATACCCAGGCACCTACGTCACGCGCATGACGCTCTCTGGTTCGGTGGGCAACTTCTGGACCGGCGCGATCGACATCATCGCCAAAGACGAAGACAACTCGACGACCGACTCGTCGACGTTCGGTCCTGTCACCCCTGCGCCGACAACCCCCGTCATGGATCCGGTGTCGGGCTTCGTCGGATGCTTCTGGAACGGCATCCCGATGGTCGGCACGCTCGACCAGCTTGCGATCACAATGGAGAACCAGGCGGCGGCACCCGAGTATGGCCTCGGCAGTCAGCTCGCCTGCGGCATATTGAGCGGCACGTTCAGCGCGAACGGCACGTTCAGAATGTACTTCAACGACTTCACAAACTATAACCTGTTCACGAACGAGACGAGCGGCGTCCTCACCTTCATCGTCCAGAGTAACATCGGCAACAGCTACGCGTTCACGTTCCCCAACGCCTACATGATGGTGAAGCTCAACGCTGGCGGGCCAGGTCAACCGGTGTTTGCCGAGATCGTTTTCGAAGCAAACCCGCAGGCGATTGGCGGCACGGTCATCGTCGACCGTCTGCCCAACACCTAATCCGCAGCGCGAGGGAGATTCAGCCATGCCGCTGACCGCAGGTTATCAAGCGGGCATTGAGGCCAATCAGACACAGCTCTCATATGCCCCCGAACTCACATGGGGTGCGCGGCCCACCACGGTCGCCTTCTCGGCAATCCGATATATGTCGGACACGCTCGGCCTCACCAAGACACGACAGCGGCCGGCGGAGATCAACGTCACGAGGGAAGTCTCCAACGCTGTCACCACCGAACAGGTGGCTGGCGGGTCGATCAACTACGCTCTGTCGTATGGCAGTTTTGACGACTTCTTCTCGTCATTGATGCAGAACGACTGGACCCCGCCCTACGCGATTGCCAGCATCGGCGCCGATATCACGATGACCTCGACCGGCACCACGACGCTGACGTTGTCGTCCACGCTGGCGAACAAGTTCGCGAGCATCAACGTCGGGCAATACATCCGCATCTCCGGTTTCACCCAAACCCTCTACAACGACTTCTGGCGTGTCACCGCGAAGGCCGACCCTACGCATATCTCGGTCTTCGGCAAAGCGGTCGGGGCCACGACGGAGACGTCGGCTGGCACCAACATCAAGATAACCGGCTCGACGCTGAACAATGGCACGACCTTCAAAAGCCTCTTCGTGCAGCAGAAGTTCTCCTCGACGAAGTATCTGCGCTACGGCGGCTCGTACGTGTCGCGCATCACGCTCGGCACCAGCGTCGGCAACTTTTTCACCGGGACGATCGATTTGATCGCGCAGTCGGAAATCTCCGCGACCGCGGAGGCCTCGACCTTCGGCCCCACGGTTCCTGCACCACAAGGCACGGTGTTCAACCCGGTCGCCGGCTTCATCAAGCTTGCTTACAACAACGGCACCGTCACCGGATTGCTCGATCAGCTCTCAATGACGTTGGAAAATACCGGGGCTGCACCAGAGTTCAGCCTGGGCGGCACGGCCGGCGCCGATGGCATACTCGGTGGCACGTTCACCGCGTCTGGCGCATTTCGCATGTACTGCAAGGATTTCACGCTCTACCAATACTTTGAGAACGAGACGAACGCCGACATGCAGATCTACCTGCAGGACGGAGCGAAGAATAGCTACGTGCTGTCGTTCCAGCAGGTCGTGCTGTTCTGCAAGATCAATGCGACCGGTCCAGGCACAGCGGTATTCGTCGACGTGACATTTGAAGTGAACCCGGATCCGACGCTCTCGGGCACGTTCCAGATCGATCGGAACCCGACACCCAACTGACGGCAACCAAATCGCGAGATCGGCGTCCCCGCGGGCGCTGATGGCGAGCGGGGGTTCGTAGGAACCCACCCCGCGCGTCGGCGCGTGGTTGTTGCCGTCCGGGTTTCGGCCACGCGCCACCCCACTTCCACCGGACAGGAAGCATCATGGCAAATCTGAACGAGTTTCGCTCGGACACCCGAGCGATCAACGACGGCATATGGGTGCGCGTGAACGAAGCATTCGGAGATCTCGAGATCCAAGTGCGTGGCTTCACAGACGGCTTCCACGACGCGCGTGCTGCACGCACAGCCGCCGCGGCCGAGCCTTATGCGGGGGATGAGAAGCGGATACCGAACGCCGAGACGCGGCGGATCAATGCATCGCTGATGCAAGACTTCCTGATCATCGGTGTTCGCAACCTGCATCACGATGACACCGGCGCGGAGGTGACGGTGGAGGAATTCCACAAGTTCCTCTTCCAGCCCGAATACGGAAGGTTGTCTCGCTTGTGCTGGGAGGCTGCGGGCCGCGTGTCCGCACGCTCGATAGCGCAGGTCGAGGCAGCGGCAAAAAACTCCGAACAGGACTCAGGCTCGAATTAGACTACGGCACACTGCGCGCCCGCATGCTGCAGCTCCGCCAGGATCTGATCAACGCGGGACAGCCGTCGAACGTCTCTGAGTCCGACATGCCGCCGGCCCCATTCATCGAACCTTATCTCATGTGGGTCTGGCGGGCTTGGCACAGGCTCCATCCCGATCGTCCGCAGCTCGGCGGCGGGATGGGACCATCGGTGCCAGGAGACATCCCCTGGACTGTCGTGCGCGATTGGGCCGTGTTCCATGGGCTGACAGCCCACGAATTCGAAATGCTCGATCGCCTGGTGCAGGCGATGGACGCTGAGTATCGCGACTGGTGGATCACCAAGCACCCGCCGGATCCACCAACATCAGGGAGGCCGCGCTGATGCCATCGTTCGCCGGCGCCGGCGCCCGACTGATGAAAGAATCGCGTCGGTTGCTGGATCGAGAGATCCAGACCCCGAACGCGGGCAAGCGAGTGGCGATTCACCTGAGAGACCGCCTTGAGGCGATGGCTCAAGGCGGGCAAATCCCGATCTATCAGATGTTTGTCGACAACAAGGAAACCAAGGAGCTGACCTCGGTTACGTTCCGAGGCAGCGTGATTGAGATCCAATTTGAGCTGCTCGATGGCGTTGCCATCGCCATGCTGGACTACGCAAAGACCATTTCGGCGCGCAAGAGCGGCGATTACATGGATGCGTGGGTCTTGCTCGTCGACGGTGTGCCGTGGACCGACTACTCGCGGAAAATCCCTCACAATTCGGTCGTCATCCTGACAAACTACGCACCATACGCGCGCCGCTTGGAAGAGCTGCGGCGGTTTGGGCGTAGTGGCAGGCTAGCTTCGTACGCGCGTCCAGAAATGGTCGTGACGGAGCGAACGCGCCAATGGGCGCAGAGGCAATTCCCCGGCGCCCTCATCGAGCGGCAGTTCATTGTCCTCCCCGGCGGCGGCATGGCCCGCGGGTGGGAGGTTCCGTACACGCTGCGGCGCGGCCGGCACAAAGGGGACACGATCACCTATCCAGCCCTCAAAGTGACCGAGCGCTGAGATGGCAGGCACCAACGATGTCCGCGACAAGATCATCCTCGAAACCGATCTTGACGATAAGGCGGGGCCCAAGCTTGAGGATCTGAGGGAGCGGCTCGATCGCACCACCAAATCTGCCGCGGCCGCGGCGGAGGCGCTCAAGGGAGCCGGTGTCGGCGCCGGGGGTGCCGCTACCAATGCCACCTCCGCCGGCGCCGCGTGGGAGCGTGTGGCGCGTCGCCAGGACGAGGTCACGGCGGCGACCTACAAGCTGACTGCCGCGCAGGAGGAGCTTGTCCGCGTCAACGCCCTGGCGGCGAAGGCGATCGGCAACGGTGCCAATCAAGAGCAGGTCGCGAGGGTACTTGAGAAGCTTGCCGCCAATGTCGACAGGCTGAAGATCAGCCTGCAGGCGATGCGGGAGGCGCAGGAAGGCTCCGCGCAGGCGGCGCAGTTGTGGAAGGCCGGTCTGGAGAGCGGCGACGAGCTGCTCACCATGATGGCAAGCTCCGCGAAGCTCACCGCGGATGCCTTCGTCAAGGGCTCGGCGGAAGCGACGCTCTACGGGCAATCGCTCGACTCGCTGCGCGCCAGGTTCGACAGCGTGTTCGCGACCACGAAGGCCTACGAGTCAGAACTTGCCCTGCTCACCAGGGCATTCGAACTCGGGGCTATCAAGGGGCCAGTGGCACAGGCCCGAGCGCTCGATGAACTGAACGCCAAATATGCCACCACCACAGGCACCACCAAGGCCCTCACGGCCGCGCAAGAGGCCGCAGCCGCGGCGGCGCAAAAGCAAGCCGATGCGTGGAAGATCCTGGGTGACTCGATAGCCAAGATGAATTCCCAGAACGAGGCGAACCGGGCCTCATATGATGCCGTCTTCCGGGTGTCGAAGGAATACGAAGGCCAGCTTAAAAAGATGGACGCGGACCTCGCTGCGCGCCGCATCAACGACGCGCAGTACAACGTCCTCCTCGACAAGCTGAACGCGTCCATGGCGAACGCTGGGCGCTCCTCGCAGGCCTTAGCCACTGGGCACGGGCAGGCTGCGTTCGCCACGCGGCAGTTGGGCGTGCAGACCGTCCAATTCTTCTCCTCGCTCGAAAGCGGCATTCCGCTGATGACGGCTCTCGTCGAGCAGGGTCATCAGATCGTCGACGTTGCGCTGGCGACGGGCACCGGGTTCGAGGTGTTCAAGAATGCCGCGAAGGCGGCGTTCGGCGCGATCGCCAGTCCCGTCGGGGTCGCGATCACCAGCATCGCCCTTCTCACCGCCGGCCTCGCGGCCATGGTGTATGCGACCGAGAATAGCCAAAAAGCGCTGCTCAACATGCAGCAACAACTGCGCGCCACCAGAACCGACTACTCTGCGTTGGCAACCGACGTGAACCAGGCGGCGAAAAACGTCGCCTCCTCCAGCCCGATCTCCCGGGCGGATGCGCGTTCTGCAGGACAGATCATCGCCTCGGCACCGAGCTTCGAAGGCTCGCAGAAGGACATCGAGGCGCTGATCAAGCTGTCAGGCGACCTGGCGGTAGTGTGGGGCGTCACTGTGCCCGAGGCCGCGAAGACCCTGGCGGCGGCGATGGACGAGCCATCCAAGGTCGCGCAGGACCTGGCAAAGAAGCACTTCCCCGGGATGGATCAGGAACTCGCGCACACGATCGAGCGCCTGGAGAATACGGGCCACGCGGCCGACGCGTATGCCAAAGTCCTTGAGGTGCTGAAGACGGTTCAGGGCGCCACCACCGATGCCATGACGCCGTTCGAAGCGGCGATGGCGCGACTGGAAGACCATTTCAAAAGTACGAAGGAGGCAGCGAACAACTACACCGCGCCGCAGGGACCGTTGGCGCGGATGGGCACCAGTCTGGCGGACGCGGCGAACGACCTCCTCAATAAGGCGGAACGCCTTGGCTCTACGCGTGGCGGGACCAACCAGCCGATGACGCCACTCGAAATGTATGGCGGCGTACCGAGTCAGGCTCCGAGCTTCGGGCCCGACAGCTTCACCTCCGGACCCGGTGAGGGCATCGCCACGCGATTCCGCGCCGCGGGAGGCGACGCATCCCTATTGGAGGACGAGGCACACAAAGCAGCGAAGGCAGTCGACGACTTCAACAAGGTGATGGACAAGGCAGTCATCGCCGTCGCGAACTCGCCATTCGGCAAGCTCGATGCCGCCAAAGACAACGTCGAGGCCTTGACGAACGCCATCGCTGAGATGGGCGACGCGGACGAGGCGCATGCCGGCAAGCTGGCCACACTCACCGCGGCGCTCGCCCTCGCCCAGAAGGCCATGCGCGAGGCGGAGGACGCAGCGAAGTCCGTCACCGACAGGCAGGTCGAAGCAAGCGCCGCAACCGCCAAGGGCAATAATGACATCGCGGCCTCGTATGCCCAAGGCAACGACGCGATCGTGCAGGCCACTGCCTATGCGAAGGCCTACTCGGACGCGCTGGCGCAGCATCTGACCCCGGGCACAGCCGAGTTCAACGACACCGTCGTCAGGCTCACGGTATCGAACGTCGACCTGGCGCGCTCGATCGGGGCGATCAAGGCAGCGGAAGACTCGCGCAGCATTGAAAACCAGATCGAGCTGACCAACGCCGAGACGGCGGCGATCATCAACAACACAGCGGCGAACCGCGAGGCGGTTATCGCGATCCGGCAAAAGCAATTCGCGCAGAAGGACATCAACGCCTCGCCGGAAGTCCAGCAAGCGAACGCCGATCTGTTCGCGCGCCAGCAGGCGTCGGCAGCTTACAACAAGGCCGCGCAGGAACTGCAGACAGTGCGCGGTAATGATAAACCGTCACAGATCGCTGAACTGCAGCGAAAGATCGGTGACTTCCAAGCCCAGAGAGCCAATCCCGCGCTCCCGACAGATCAGTACATCGAGTTCGGGAAGGGCATCGATGCCGCCAACCGTGAAATCGACAAGCTGAACAAGACGACGGCGACGCATGTCTCTGCACTCGTCAAGCAGACGGACACGGTTCGCGCTGAAATCGAAGCGAATAACGACCTGGCGAAGGCTTACGCGCAGGGCGGCGATGCTGTGGTGGATATCACCGCGAAACTCCAGGCGCAGAAAAAGCTGATCTCGGACAGCATCCTGCCAACGAACAAGGATTACGCGACGAAACTCGCCGCGCTGACAGCGGAGTTCAAAGAACTCGGCCGCTCGGCCGCAGAGCTAAAGGCGGTACAGGAAACCAAGGACATCGATCAGCAGATCAAGATGCTGAAGCTTGAGAGTGACACGCTACTCGAGAACAACAATGTCCGCGTTCTCACGATCCAGCACAAGAAGGACGAGTACGAGGTCGAGAAGAACAATGCGTCTCTGGCTCCCGAAAGGCGGGCGCAGATACTCGCTGAGAAGGACGCGCAAGCGGCGCTCACGCAGGAACTAGACAACAAGAAGCAGACACTCAGCTACCTGCAGGGGCAGTTCTCATCGGCCTTCGACACGATCGGCAACAGCATCACCGACGCTTTCGTCAAAGGCAGTGGCTCCGCTGTGAAGTGGGGCAACGTCATGCAAGGCGTGTTGACCCAGGTTGTGCAGCAGTTCGCCAAGCTCGCGATCATCAACCCCATAATGAACAGCCTGTTCGGCGGGAACAACCCCACCTTTGGTTCGGTGATGAACCTGTTCAGCGGCGGCGGAGGCGGCGGAGGCGGCGGCGCCGCCACGCAGCTCGTCAGGGTCGGCGGACAGCTTCAAGTGCTGGGCGGCGGCGGCGGCGGCGGCTTCGGTGGGTTCGGTGGCCGTAGCGATCTGACCACTGGTGACCTCGCTGCCGCCGGCGTGCCAGGTTTCGGTGGTGGGCTCGGCCTCATCGGCACCCAGTACACGGGCGTTGGAAGCGTGCTGGGCGGCGGCGGCGCATTCGGGGCATTGGGGGCGCTCTACGCATCTGGCCTCGGTCAGGGCACCTACGGGACCGGCGGCACCGGCGGTGGTGGCGCCAGCGGCGGCGGCTTGTCGAACCTGATGAGCATCGGCGGCAGCTTGTCGTCCATCGGCAAGGCATTCTTCCCCAACACGTTCGGCACTGGCAGTGGGAGCCTCTTCGGCAACATTGGCCAGTCGCTTGGTCTGACCGGGCAGGGCGGCGCGCTGAGTAGCATCACCAGCTTCCTCAACACGCCGCTGTACTCTTCGGTGGGCGGTTTCTTCCCAACCTTCGCAAGCTCGGGCGTGTCGGCTGGGGAGTCCGCGTTCTTGGGCTCGGCGGGGATCTCAGGACCGACCGCTGGCGTGGCGGGGGCGAGTACCGCGACGATCGGCTCCTTCATCGGTGGCGTCGGCGCGGGCTACGGCGTCGGCTCCCTCGCCGGCGGCTACATCCAGGGCGCACTCGGCAAGGTCGGGCCCGCACCGCAGATCGGCGCGGCGACGGGGGCTATCGCGGGCGCCGTCATCGGCAGCGTCGTCCCTGTCATCGGCACGCTGATCGGCGGGCTCGTGGGCGGGCTCATCGGCGGTGCGGGTGGCGGGCTCATCGGGCCGAAAGCGCCAAGCGCGTTCTCGTCCACCATGGTCCGCATCAACAACGGGTTCATCGACGTTGGTGGCACAACAGCCCAACGTGTCGATGCATCCGGCGAGCGGAGCGATACCCTCAATGCCGCCGCCTCGCTCAACGCTTTACTAGGCATCCGTAATCTGAGGGTCACCAGCCTCGCGGGTGGGTATGACGCTCCGTATTTTCAAGTCGGCCAGAACACCCCAGGTGGGTTCCAAGATCCCAGCAAGTTTAGCTCCTTCCAGGCTAACTTCGCGAACTTGCGCTTCCGGTCTGACGACGACCTTACCAATCGGTTTATCCAGGGGCGCGCATTCCAAAACCAAGACGAGCTTGGCGGCGTCACGACATCGCTGGTCGATTTTGAGAATGCACTCCGCGGCACCAAGGCAGAAACCGACACCACGGGCATCGCGTTGCGGGCTCTGTCAGGTGCGGCGAACACCGAGGTGCATGACAGATTGCAGGAAGCCTCGACATTCATAACTGCGACCTACCCGACACTGGTGAAGGGCAACGTCGGTTCTCTGCAAACAGCGCAGGAGCAGGTTGTTGCTCAATATGGTCCTGCCCTCGCCGAGGCGCGGAAATTCGGGTTTGGGGAAGGCGATCTGCAGGCTGCGGCAGACCGCCTCATGGCCAAGAACACCAAGCAGGCGACTGACGCCACCGACCAAATGGCGGAAAACGTGATGTCCCGGTTCTACAACGCTCGTGCGGCAGTTACCGGGACTGCCCAGGACGCGGTGCAGGCACAGCTATATTCGTTCGACGTCCAGGCCAAGCAACAGCGTCAGCAGATCTCCGACAACCTCAAATCCATATGGGGCGACGCCTACGAGACGACGCAGGGCTACGCCGATCGTATGGCGCAAGTAGACCAGGCAAGCGCCGAGGAACGGCTGGCGATCCTCGTGCAGTACAACAAGAAACAATACGATCTGATGATTGCCAGCAACCTGCAGCTCCTCTCGTTGCAGTCGCGGGCTGGCACGAGCGCTGCGGCGTTGAGCGGAGATCGCGGGTGGATCCAGTACGAGCAGATTAATGCGTTGAACCGCTCGCAGTTCACTGAGACGACGCAGTACAATCAGGCCGAGCAGCAGCAGTTTGGTGATCAATACGCTCAAGGTGCGGACGCGAACTATTGGAGCAAGCTGTCGCTTCTGCAGCAGTCGCAGTCGAATGAGATGAACCTGCTGGCGAAGCAGATTCAGCGGTCGAACCTTGAGGTTGCGATCAGCAGTCAGCAACAGGACTGGGGCTTCAGCACGCGGCAGTGGAACGCTGAGAATGCGCTCTACTGGCCGACCGACTCTGGCGCAGCAATGGCCGCGAAAAACGTGCAGAACGCTACGGAACAGCAGAACCTCTATCTGAGCCTCACGCAGATCTACGGTGATGCCTACGCAAGCACGGTCGACTACGCGAACAAGATGGCGGCGCTGCAGAAAGCCCAAAACGAGGAAACCCTCGTCCTCCAGCAACAACTCGCCCAGCGGCAGACTCAAATCGCGAATGCAAACATGCAGATGTGGCGCGGGCTCTCTGTGCGTCAGGTGAACGCAGACGCGGCGGGGACCGGCAATCCCTTTTCGGCCCAGTGGGCGGCGAGCTACGCGCTGCAGAACCAGCAAGCCTCCGAGATGGACGACTTCAAGCTCGGTCTTCGGCAAACCTACGGTGATGCCTATCAGAATACGCAAGAGTATTGGGTCAAGGTCGCCGCTCTGGTCGATACACAGACCAAGGAAACCGCGGCGCTCGCCAAGGACCAAGCCCGTCAAAGCGAGCAACTCAGTATCAATTACTGGTCGCAGGCTTACGGCTTCTTCAACCGCGCGGAAGCCGCTTCTGGGTTGTCGGGCGGCGGCTCAATTGCATACACGCAGCAGGCGCAACGCAACGCACTCGCGCGGCAGCAGCAGACGGAGGCGCGGCAACTTGGGCCGTCGCTCGTCGCGTTAGGGTACAATCCAGGCGACTATTGGTACAAATACCAAATCGATCTGCAGAAGCAGGCGCAGGCTGCGGAAAGCGCTGCGCTTGAGCGGCAAATCACACTCGCCAATCGCCAAACCGCCATCTCCAGCACGGCGCAGGATGCTGGCTTCTCTACGCGCTACCTGACCGCCTACGGGACTGTTACTGGCACTCTGGCGGATACTCATAAAGCGCAACTCTCGGGGCTCGATGCACAGGCACAAACCGAGATGGACACGCTCAAGCTCACGCTGCAGCAGACCTACGGCGATGCCTACACGACCAGCAAGGAGTACGGCGACAAGGTCAATGCGCTCGCCAAGGCGCAAGGTGAAGAACGTCTCGCCTTGGAGAAGCAGCAAGCGGATCAGATAAGGCAAGCCCAGGAGCAAATCGCAAACCAGAATATTGCGTTGTACGGCCGCTATGTGAAAGACCTCGGGGATCTCGCCGGTACTCTCGCAGAGCGGCAGAGTTCCCAGAGACTTGCGCTTACTTACACGCAGCGAGGCGAGGCGGCGAACTTGAGCCAATCCCTGGTCGCTGCGGGGCATCCCGCCACCAGTGCGGAATATCAGCAACTGATGAATCTCCTCGTGCTTGCTCAGAAGGCCGAGGTTGATCTGTTAAACAAGCAGATCGCGCGCACCAATCTCGAGAATTCGTATGCCAGCCAACAGCAGAACGCGTCCTTCGCGACCCGCTACCAGACAGCCGCAGCACAGGTCAGCGGTAGCGCGAAAGCGCAGCAGGCCGCAGCGCTCGCGGCCTTCGATGCTCAAGCCCTGGCAGAGCGCCGGTCTCTCTATCTGAGCCTGACTGCGACCTATGGCGACAGCTACGCGTTGACAAAAGAGTACGCGGACAAGCTCTCCGCGCTGCAGAAAGCACAAGGCGAAGAACGCCTCGCGCTGCAGAAGCAGCAGGACGATCAACTGAAATCGCAAGCAACGCAGTCGATCTCCTCGCTCAATCAGTATGCCCTCGGGCTGCAAACCTCCGACAAGTCTCCACTCTCGCCGCAGGCCCAACTGTCGCTCACGAAGCGGCAGTTCGACACGCAGGCCGATCTCGCGGCGAAGGGCAATTACGGGGCGGTGCAGACGCTGCAGTCCTACAGCGAGGCGTACCTGTCCGCCGCTCACAACGTCTACGGCTCGGGCATGGACTATGTGCAGGCCTTCGGCCGGGTCATCACCGCACTCGCGTCGGTGGCGGCGCAAACGCCGGATGCCCTCACCGCGTCGATACTGCAGAACGAGACGCGCAACCAAACGCAGATCCTCGTCGAGCAACTCACGGCACTGAAGGAGGAGGTGAAGCAACTGCGGTTGCAGGTCGCCCAAGGTCAGTCCGCGCCAGCCCGGGTGGCCGCGACGTGACGAACACCTTCTTCGCCATCGAGCAGGCTATCCGGCGACCTGGCGATACCGGTCTGACGTACGACCTCGGGCATGCCACGCGCCCGCACGCCGCGCTGTCGCTGCAGGAGACGGTCTACAACGACAGCGTCATCCGCGCCTCCGACTCTGGCTACTGCTCGCTGCCCACCGACCCGGATGGACCTATCCCCTATCCGCCGCGGGTGCAGGAGGCGTTCGCCATCGACGCCATGGTGAACCTCGATCCGACAGCCTCCGCGGTGGGCGCATCCTGGGGCGCGATACAGCTCGCCAACGCTGACGGCACCTACGATTCGATCGTCACCGGCGGGTGGGTTGCTGACGGAAGAGACACCCACATTCTCTACGGCCAGAAGACGCACGAGGTGTTCGACGGCGTCGCGAGCGCCTGCAGCGTCCCTGCCACCTACGTCGATGCGAACAAGGTGGTTCAGCTCGCGGATCCGATGGAAGTGCGCCAGGACTACGCGTCAGTCGTCACGCTCGATCCGACCGCGACAAACACTGTGCGGAACGCGAACGCGGTCGGCGGGGTGGGCGGCACGGTCGGTTCCGGCGGGGTGCTTCCGGCCGGGTGGAGCGCCTCGGCCGGCGGGCTGGCAATCGAGTTTTCGGCCTATCGGACCAGCGCCATCGGCGGCGTCCCCACAGTCGTGCGGCTGCGGTTCCACGGCATAACGACAGCGACCACTGGCGTCCTCTACTACGGCACGCAGGGCGGCGTACAAGGCCTGCAGCTCAACCAGTCGGTCACGCAGTCGGTCCATGTCTCGCGGTCGGGCGGCGCCTTCACCAACGTCACGCAGATCGTCCACTGGCTCGCGGTCACCGATGCGACCGCGGTCGGCTTCGGCACACCGCAGCCAAACTTCCTGCCCTCGATCACGACGACCCTGACGCGGTTCTCGCGCGTCGTGACGCTGCCTGCGACTGGCCCCGTGCCATTCACCACCGCCAACGCGGCGATCGTGTTCTACTGGGCAGTCGGCGCGACGATCGATTTCACCATCGACGTTGCGGCGCCGCAGGTCGAATTCGGCGCGGTGATGACGCCGTTCATCCCGACCACCGCCGCGGCCGAGGTCACGCACGGCGACGGAGCCGTGAACTACATTCCGAACTCGACGATGACCGGAGCGGTTGCTGGCACACCCGGGACACTCCCGACGGGGTGGAGCGTTAACCTCGGCACCAACATTTCACAGCAGGTCGTGGCTGTCGGCACCGATGCGGTGACCGGCCAGAAATACATCGACCTGCGGTTCTCCGGTACCAGCGGCAGCACGCTGACCAACATCCACTTCGCCAGCGCGATCGATGCGCTCACCGGGCAGGCTTGGTGCCAGAGCGTCTACGCTCAGTTTGTCGCAGGCTCACAGGCCGGCATCACCTTCGCGCTCGGCGTGCAGGAGACAGACAGCGCCGGCGCATTCCTGGCGTTCAAGGCGGACACCGCATCGGCATTGTCGCTCAACGGCATCAGCCGCGCTCGCCGCGTTGTTCCAATCACCACCAACCAGGCGACCACGCGCTCTATCTCGCCGTCGCTGTGGGTCACCTATGCCAGCGGCGTCGCGATCGACGTCACCATCCGGCTCATGGCGCCGCAGCTTGAGGGCGGCGGGCTGGTGACCGCGTTCATCCCCACGACCTCTGCCCCGGCCGGAAGGCGGGAAACCTACAGCGTGACCGGAACGCCGGTGACGATGAACGAGCCCGACGCGACCAACTACGTCCTCTCCACGCAGACTCCTAGCGTGGCAAACGTGACGGTTGCGGTATCCACTGACGTGCCGGCGATCTACGCCGGGGTTCCGGTCTGGAAGCATCTCCGCACCGCCACCGGGACGGACAGCGCCTCTGGCACGATCGGCGTGGCCGGGATGCCCTCGGCCCTCGTCACCATTCGTGCATCGGCGTGGGTTTGGATCCCGTCGTCGTTCGCGGCGGGGAAGACCTTGGCCCACCTTCGTATCGAAGGAACGGGTATCACCGGCGCGGTCTACAGCAACACCGTCCTGACGCTGCTCGATCAGTGGCAGCGCGTGACCTGCACCGCGACGCTCGCTGCGGGATCGACTGCAGCTTCCATCGTCCTCCGCATGTCCCCGCAGGTCGCCGGCGACGTGATCTATACCTCCGCCTGGCAGATGGAGGTCGATACCGGAGCGGTGACCTCCTTCATCCCGCCGGCGACCACGCCCGCAGTTCGCCCGGGTGACTATCTCTACACCGCGAGAAACATCCTGATCGATCCGCCGTACGCGAGCCTGGTGCCGGCATTCAACGGCGTGGCCGGCAGCATCACCTCCGACGACACCCAGGTGACGATCCCCCTGCGCGACGCGTCGTACTGGTTGGAGCGTCCCCTGCTGCGCTCGACCTACGGCGGCAACGGACAGCTCGACGGGACGACCGAGCTGACGGGCACGCTGAAGCCCCTCATGTTCGGCGGGACGAAGTCCGCGGCCGGCAACTGGTTCGGGCCGGCGAACAACGCAACGCCTGTGCTGGTCGATCCGCCGGCGCTGATCTACCAGCTTAACGATGGCCCGATCGGACAGATCGCCGCGCTCTACGAAGGCGGCTATGCGGGTGGCATCACATTCGCCGGGGACGTGGCCGATCTCTACACCGGCTCGACTCCCAGCGGTCAGTATCGAACCTGTGTTGCCAAGGGATGCTTCCAATTGGGCAGCACCCCAACGCGAGCCATCACATGCGACGTGAACGGCGCCTCGATCGGGGTGGACGCAACCTCCCGGGCAGTCGCTGCCTACGCCCTGACGACGCTGTGCGGCGTCCCTCCGAACCTCGTGGCACTGACTGGCGGCGTGCTGTCCTCGATCGGTGCCACGGCGGCGCGCAACAACGGTTGTGCCATCTACCTCGGCCCACAGGACAACATCAGCGGCGTCGATCTGATGACCCGGATTCTGGCGCCGCCCGGGATGAAGCTCGTGGCGTGTCGCGATGGAATGCTGCGCGCCTATGTGATCGCCGCGCTCCCCGCCTCGCCAACCATCAAGGCCAAGCTGGATAGCCGCACCATCATCTCGATCACGCCAATCGATCTACCGACCACTCTGGTGCCGCAGCCTTATAGAATGCGGGTCGGTTACAATGACAACTACACCTCGCAGACGAGCGATCTGTCACCGCTCATCACCACAGCCAGGAAGCAGTACCTGGCGACGCCCAACAGTGTTTCGCAGGCGAACAGCCCGAACCTGGTGAATGCCATCATCCGCCCGAATGATCCGCCGGTCATCACCGGGTCCATCGTCGACAACAAGCCCTCACTCCTGGCAGCGGCAGCGGCGAGCCAATCCGCAAACCAGTACATCGCACTGTGGGGCGTGCGGCGCAGGGCTTACGCCATCGTGGTGCCGTTCCTCGTGGGCATCCCTCTGGAGTATGGCGACGTCGTGGCGATCACTACCGACATCGGTGATCTAACCGGCACTAAGAACGGCCAGGTCGTAGGCTACAGTTATCGCTCCGAGGATGCCTCGATCACGCTTAGGATCTTGGTATGAGCAACACACTCATCGGCTACACAAACTTTGTGAAGACCGGCGCGGTGTCGGCAAACAATGCCGCGACAAACTTCCCGGTCACGAACCTGCAGAACGATTCCGGCGCCGCGGCCGATGGCTGGCAGACCACGACCAGAACCGGCATCGTGCTGACAGTCACGCCGACGCTCACACGTCAGACGTTTCGTCTGCTCGGGCTGTTCCGCACCAATCTGACATCCGCGGCTGTGGTGTATTTCAACGTATACACGAGCCCATCGTCTCTGGTTTGGGCGGGATCCTCTTTTGGACCAGTGAATGGCAGCGGCCAGGTCATCATCGATACCGGCGGGGTCGTGGGTGACTACGCCACCTTTGGCATCAACGATGCCGGCAACCCCAGCGGGTTTCTCAATATCGCGCTGGCGTTCGCTGGTCCTGCATGGAGCCCGTTGTCGGCGCTCTCCCTCGCGACGTCATTCGGCCGTGACGTGGCGGTCGACGAGATGATCTCGAAGGGCGGGCAGGAGTATCCGCTCTATCGGTATCAGCGGCGACGGTGGGATCTGGATATGCAAGGCGTGCGCTCCGCAACGGAGCTGTGGCCCTCGCTCGATGCGATGATGCGAACGGCAGCGCTCGGTGGGAACATCCTTGTCGTTCCCGATATCACCTCGGGCCAGATGCAAAACGAGGCGACGTTCGGCCGGCTCAAGCAAACCTCCGACATCAAATACCCATTGGGCACTTCCGACCGTAGATCGTGGGCCGGTCAGCTCACTGAGAGGATCTGACCTATGCCCGAGAAGATCGGCAATTTCATTCTGGAACTGGTGCCAGCACCAGGCGTCGGCAGCTTCGTGCTTGGCACGCCGGTGACCGGGCGGTTGCCATGGTCCGCCGGCGTGACAGCAGGCTACTGGGCCTCCGGTGGCCAGGTCTTTTATATCGCGAATGACACGACAAAACAGGAGTGGGGCTACGGCACCTACACCACCGGTGGCCTGACGCGCGACGTCGTGTTGTGGACCTCGGCTGGCAGCACGGCAAAGCTCAACTTCGCGACCAACCCGGTGTACGTTTATCCGGAGGTGCCGGCCGAGCGCATGGTCTATCGCGATCCGTCAACCGGACGCCTGATCGCGGCCTATGACATCTCCAGCGCGCAGCAGAACCTGGGCCCACTGGCAGGTCACCGCAATCGGCTCGTCAACAGCGCGCTGATGATCAATCAGAGGGCCTATGTGAGCAACACCGCCGCACTCGCTGGTGTGTATATGCACGACCGCTGGAAGGCCGGCGTGGGCGGCTGCACGTACACGTTCGCCGCCGGGATCACCTCGACACAGATCAACATCACCGCCGGCACGCTGCAGCAGGTCATCGAGGCGGGGATGATAGAGGGCGGAACGTATGTCCTCTCGTGGACAGGCAATGCGACAGCGCGCATCGATACGAGCGCTTACAACACCAGCCCGCTGGTCGTGACCGGGCTCGCTGCGGCGACGGCCCACACGGTGGAATTCAACACCGGAACCGTCTTGCGGCCGCAATTTGAAACTGGCGACACGCCATCGCAATTTGAATACCGGCACGGCGAGCAACTGCTGTGCGACCGGTACTGCGTCAGTGGCAATTTCGACATCAACGGCTACTGCCTCGCTGGCCAGTTCGTGACCTCCCTGCTTTCCTTGCCGGTGAAGATGCGCGGGAGCCCGACGATAACGCTGAACGCCACCACCACCACCAATCTGACCACGCCGACGCTGGTCGCACTGAACAACCGGGAGCTAAGGCTTGGAGCCACCGGTGTCGCGGCCGGCGGATTTACGCTTGGCGGTAGCTACGTCGTCGCGTCGGAACTGTGAGGCTCTCGGAGGTTGTTCCTACGGCGGCTCGGGAGCGAACACTCGATGCAGACCGCGGTCTTGCCTGGGGTGGCGAACCAATACAGGCACTCCTCGCAGCGCAGCTTGTTCATGCCCGGGAGCGGCTCCCACGGCATTTCGTTGATCGACCTGGCCCAGCTTTCCAGGCTCGCATCGTCGGCACTCGTCCGCTTACGTCGTCGTCGTCCCCCCATGGAGGCCTCCCATGTTCGTCGCGTCGGACACTCATCGCTGGTTTGGCAAGGTTGTCGGGAACGGACACTGCATGGCTCTCGTGCAGCTTGTCGATCCTGGCGTGCCGCACTCCAGCAAGCTCCGCCAGGGCATCAAGGTGCGTGGCGCCGACCTGCCGCCGGGAACCGTAATCGCTACGTTTAACGATGCGGGGCGCTACGATAACAAAACCGATGGCAGTTCCCACATAGCTATCCTGCTGGAGCAACTCGACGACGATGGGCTTCGTGTCATCGATCAGTGGAAGCTCCACCCGGTGAACGAACGGATCATCCGCTTCAAGAACGGCGCCGGCCCCGCGTGCGATGACGGTGATCGATACTTCGTCGTCGAATCGGTGGAGGGGGCTCGATGACCGAGGAGCAGCAGGGGATGATTGCTGGCATCAGCAACAAGATCATCACGGCGCTGCCGGGGCAGATGCTGCTCATGCTTTTGTTGAATATCTGCTTCATCGGCGCGCTGTTCTGGCTCTTGGCCGCGCAGAACGCTTCCCGCGAACGCGTCCTGCTGCCGCTGCTTGAAGCCTGCAGCAAGACGATCCCCATGGAAGCGTTCCCGCACGGTGTGACACCGAACCCGCCGCCGGCGAAGCCGTAGAGAGCTGACGACCAAGATCCCGCCGGGGGTGAGGTCGGAGGGCGGCCCCGCGCATGGTCCCGACGAACGCCTAGCGCGGGCGACTGCCTCGTCTTACTGTGCCGCCATGCGACAAGATGTGACGTTCTTCAAGCCGTGGATGTGCGCTCGCTGCGGTTACCTGATGGACTGCACCTCGGCGGCTGTTGGACCGCCAAGACCCCCGAACGAAGGGGACTTCGCTGTGTGCATGAATTGCGGGATGCCCTACTTCCTCAAGGGCGACGCGTGGCGCCCGATGTCAGCCGCCGAGCTTTCATGCCTCTCGATGGAGGAACGCCGCGAACTCGCCATGGCCCAACTCGCCCAGTCGCGAGCGCGGCCAGAGTTGCCCGCTGATCTGGCGAAGCGCGGCGGGCGAGCCTGATGCGCGACTTCGATGCAGTGTTCTGCGTGGTCGGCGGCAAGGGTGACCTGTCCGACGACACCCTGGCCAATGTCCTCAAGCACCTCAACGGGACGGTGCGGACCAGCACGACCGGGGATATTCACCTCGCGATTGACGGCTACGACGACGATCCGAGAGAGCTTTGGGAGATCCCAGAGGCGCGGGACTTCATCCGGCGCCTGACCCTCGGCATGGACCTTGAGGTGATGTCCCGCCTCGATCCCCTGTCGCGGATCCTGGGTTCGGTCTGCCGCGGCATGCTGCGGCCGATCGGCAAGGATCCGGTCACCGGCAAACCCCGATTCGAACGAACGGACGGGTGAGAACGACCCGCGCCGAGCGCAAAGCCGCGGCCGAGGCGAAGCACGCTGCAGCGCTCGCGGAGTTCCACCGCGTGCATCGATGCTGCGAGTGCGGCGAGGCAGCGGATGTCTTCGTCGTCAGGTGCGTATACGAAGCCGGATCACGCAAGGCCAAAGCGGTTACGCGCGATTACTGCACCGACCACGCCCCGCCCTCCTCGTGAGGCGGGGCCATTTTTGTGTCCGGAGGAGGCGAGACATGGACGCGGACGCGGACGCGGACAAGATCGAATGGCTGGTCCAGGCGATCAGGCCCATCCTGGCCGGGAACCCGCCGCAGATCGTAGGCGCTGCCCTGGCTGATCTGCTCGCCATCTGGCTCGCCAGTCATGTTTATCCTGGCGATGACGTTGCGACGACATGCGCGCGTGAACGGCTACTGGACGCGCATATCGAACTGGTCCGCAAGCTGATCCCGGTGAACGAGGCCCATCTGCTGCGCCGGCAGTAGAGAACCGATGGTGGAGATCAAATTTGTATCGACCGAGGAAGGCGAGACGGCCGACGTGATGGTCTGCATGCCCTGGACGAACCCGCCGATCCTAGCCGACAACATACGTGCCAAGTGCGGCGTGTGCGGCCACATTGTGCAGCATCGCCCGGCTGCGCCTAAGCGGCCAATGAAGGTGTGCGTCGACTGCGCGCCCTCGGTTATTCGGCAGCAGTAGGAGGCGGCATTGATAACCCCGAAACCGGCGACAGTTCCCCTCGCGGCCGTGCGCGCGGCGATCGATGCGATGGAGGCGTATGTGCCGCCCGGCCGGCGGGAGGATGCGCGGGCACACGCGCTGGCCGTGGCCATCGGCTACGCCTACCCGGAACCCAAGGCTGTGGGGCAGGTTGAAGAGTAGGAGGCGGTATGGTCATCGAGTTCCGCTGCCTTGACTGCGGTCGCCACGTCGTCAGCTATCACGGCGAGGTCGGGATAGCCCACTGCTCATCTTGTGCGTGGATCACTGAGAACGTGCCACCCGAGCATCAGGCCGATGCCCGTGAGCGGCTGGGCGTTCCGTTGGCGCGAGAGGCATGACTTTCCGTTATGGACAGCGGGTGAACGTGGTCGGAGAGATGCCCTCGTTTTCCTGCATTGTGCTGTGGGAGCAAGGCACATGCGATGAGTGCGGTGTCCCGATGTACCGATGCCTCATGGAGAAGTGGAACCTCAGAGGCGACTTCTGCTCGTCTGTGATGCGGCTATCGAACGACCAACCCGAGACATCGCAGTAGGAGGCGCTCATGAGCCAGGACGAAACGGCAGAACGGATTGCGCAACACGGCCCGCTTCTGGTGGCTGAGGTGCCACGAGAGCCAACCGAGGCGATGCTGATTGCGGCCCGCGATTGGTCGCGCAGCGACGCGGCGGCGAGAGAATGTTGGCGGGCTATGTTCGACGTCGCCAGCGGGTGTTCCGTAGATGAATATGGCAATCTCAAGGAGCCGAGGCGGCCTATCCTTTGAGAGCCCGCAGGACGATTTCGTAAGCATCCCGCGCGCCGCGCCGGTAGGCCTGCTCCACCGCGTCCTCGGGGAGCGCTAGGAACGCTGGCACCGGGTGCAGCGCAGCGACCGCGTCCTCCAGTTCCGCGACGATCGCCGCGAGCTTGGCCTCATCGATCATCGGCCGTCAGCTCCACGACCTCTCCGGTGACGACGGAGCGAAAGCTGCCGTCCTCTTCCTGCAGCACCGGCATTGTCCCGACATGGCCGTGCAGGACCGCTTCGAATTCCAGCATGAGCGACTTGCCGTTGCGCGATGCCAGGATCACCACCGCAGGCATGCGATCCGATCCGACAGCAATCAGCACGCGGTCACCCTGGCGCCACTGATGACCGTCACTCATCGATCTACCCCCAGGCACTCCTCGCAGTAGAGCAGCATGTCGTTGCCGTCCTTGCTCCACAGCATTAACGGCACCTCACCGTCTGGCACGAGCGAACGGCACCGCGAACAGGTTCCGTCATTGGTGCCTCGATGCCAGCGGTCGCTGGGCAGAATACCGCCTGGGATGATCTGGGAGATTTTGGGGAAGAGGGTCATGTCACCAGATGCCCCTGGCTTTGGCGAACCAAGCCGCGACAACGAGCCCGGTCGCGAGGCCGCACACATACCAGAGGATGCACAGCCGCACCCAGCGGCGGGTCAGGTCGAACGGCCCCAAACGATTGTGCATGAAGGCGTCTCTGTCGGCTTCACCGATGATGCGAACCTTCATGGCCGGTCGTCGTCAGGGTCGAAGCCGTGGATCACGTCACGAAAACGCTCGCCTTGGTTGACCGCCCTATAGAGGAAGTCGCACGCCAGCCGCGCCCTGGACCACGCCCTGGCCTCCTCGGGCGTCAGGTCGCCCAACCACCCCTTCATCCGATCCAGCCGCTGTACGCAGTCGGCAGCGGCGTCGCCAGCCTCCTGCAGTGCCATCTCGCGGTCGTTCACGGCTGGCGCACCCCGACTTGGCCGCACCGCGGGCAGTAGGGCACCGACGCGAAGGCGATTCGGCAGTGCGTGCAATACCAGACGCTCATCAGTCCCTCCCCATTTGTGGAATTATAGGCGCTCGCTAATTCCCTTCCATAGATCAGAACGCGAACGAAGACTCAGACTCGAGTCGCCCCGATTCGCGCCCGCCGCAGCACCTTCTCCTCCGCGATCTTGGCCGCGAATCGAGCCGCCCGGGCGGCGGGATCCATCACCGGCAGGTGCCGCGGTGCCACGATGGCACTGGAAGAGTCTAAGTAAGATATTGCTCTTGAGGTGCGCGGCGCCGGCAGCGACAGAACGGGTGGCGGCGGGCTACCGGGGACCAGCAGTTCGTAGGCGTTGGAGGTCTGCCGGGTTTCGCCGTCCTCGGTGATCAGCCGCCGCGTCTTGCGGACGAACCCGAGCGAGGAGAGCTGGACCAGGGCGCGCGGGACGCTCCTGCGCCCTACGCCGGCCACAGCCGCCAGCGTGTCGTATGATGGGGTAAGCTCCCCATCGGCCCCCAGGAGCCGCTCCAGGGCTCGCGCGAGCCTCCAGGCGCTCTCGGTCATTTGGCGGGCGAGGTAGCTCTTCTCGACTCGCAGGCGCCAGTCCAGGCGTTGGCTGGGCGCGAGCGGCCGGCGCGGTCCCGGCCCATGTTCAGACTCGTGGTGAAAGCGGCGCTTCGTCATCGGTTCCTCCGATGCCGAGGCCAGCCGTCAGGACGCGCACCCTCGCAGCCAAAGCGGGCTTGATTTTAGACGCTGCATGTCCGATGGTCGGGGACCGGCTAGGGATTTCTTGCCGCTGTCAACGGCAAACCTGAACATCGGTTGGGGGCGGTCCTTGTGACCGCCTCTGCTGTTTCTAGGTCATTCAGTCACTCCAGCCGCGCGCGATTCGCGGCGGATCAGCCTGCCACAATCCACAGATAGCAGCGAGCTTGGCCCCACGGCCGTCGCGGTTTCGATCGGAATCATGCATGCTGCATGCAGCCATGGGGCCTATCACCGGTAGCGTCCTATGGTTAGGGACGTAGCCGGTCTAGACCACCGGCTGCGTCCCGCCTCAATTCTGCTACCATACATCGAGGTCGTGCAACCGATTCAGGCGTGACCTGGCGGGCCGATCGGCGGCAACAGCCGCAAATCGGTGATCATCTTCGCTTTGTAGAGGGCGATGACCGGCGGCGAGAGCGCCTCGGCGCTGGGATACTTCTTGTAGCAAGCGGCACAGATGCCGTTGCCCACCGCCTGCGACGGATCGTCCCGGCGGGCGTGGAGCAGCACCCAGGCGAGCGGCATCGATCGGCGCCCGAACTTGGTGTCGCAGAGCAGGCACAGCATCGGCTTCGGGGTTGACGCGACCTCGTGGATCCCCGCGATCAGGCGGGCAATCGCCGTCATGGTTCGGGTGGCATCGGCATCGCCAACGAAACTGTTGTGCAGCAGAGCGAGAACCGCCTCGGGACCGTAGATGCTGAGTTGCCAGACGCCCTGCCCCTCGGCCTGGATGCGCTCCATCCCCGCCTGTAGCTCGCTGATGCTCTGAGCCTGTTTCCGGCGTTTCATGCCGCTACTCCAGCGTCTCAATCGTCACGCGCACCCGCCGGCCCATCAGCGAGCGGAACAGCGTGTGGTTGAGCGGCTCCTCTTCCTCCCAACTGTGCAACCGGACGAAGAAGGCCGGGTCATAGGGCGTCGGTTGAGCCTTGTCCCGTAGATCTTCCAGGGGGTGGTTCATGATCGCGGCGTGCCCGCCGTCCTCAAACTTGACGCCGCAGACGCCCTCGCTGTCATCCGGGGGCACGGTGAATTCCTGCTGCCAGACGATGCTCATGCTGCCGTATCCATCTCTTTGATCTCGCTGGGCTCGACTGGTCGAGGCGCAGCCAGTTTGGCGTTTTCGGTTCGCTTCTTTGGGGGTTCTCCTCCCCTCCTCGCTGCCCTCAGTTTGTCCCGCAGCAACCCATGGGCTTCCTTGAGGACTGACTCGGGCAGACCTTCGATCTCGGATAGCTGCTTGGCTACGGCGGCGATCTCCGCGATCTGGCTGACCTTGGGCTGACCTGGGTCTGCCGGGGGCTGAATTACCGCAGGAAGCTGGGAAACTTTGGGATTACCGGGATGACCTTCGCCATTCGGCCCCACCACAAGCGGGAGTACTCTGGCCAGCCACCTTCCCATCGGCAGGCGCTCCTTGCTCGCGGCTTCCCGTGCCAGGTCTATCAGCCAGACGGGCACGCTCTTGATGGTCCATGGTCTGAAGTGTAGCGGGTCGTCATCCTCTGCCATGACGGTGCCGCTCAACGCCTCGGCATCCTCGGCGCCGTTTGTTGTTTCGGTCATACTCTCGGTCATCCAGTTTACTCCGGTGTGCCTCACCGGCATCCTGATGGATGACATCGACTATTCGCAACGGGGCGTAACGACATCAGCCCGAGACTGTGGCGGCGGCGCAACAGTCTGCCGGAATTCCCGCTGCCGTTCTGCGTGGCAGATCCGCAGGAGGTGCCCGAACCGGCATCTCCTCACGACAGCCTGAGGCGGCGGGCTGGGGTACCGCGCGCTTTCATCGCTCGCATCGCTGCCTCGGTTTCCATGCGGCGGAACTCGCCGGCCACGAAAATTGCGTCGCTGTCCGACATGCGGTCGAGCCAGATCCGGCGGCGCCCGGTATCGACGTAGTCCGTCCCGGGCAAGGTGAACCGCCTGAACTGGGCAACGTAGCAGCGCGCGTCCGCTGGCCTGTCGGGGAACGGCACCTCGGCCGGGTCGACGCGGGTGTAGATGCCGCTCTCGGTCCTCTGGGCACACCATCCGCAGAATTCGATCCGCGGCCTCGCCATCCGCACCGCGCCCTCACCCGGCCGAGCCGCCTCCCAGCACTCATCGCACATGGCATGTGTCCATCGCGCCATTCGTTTAAGCTCCTCCCCTTGGGGTCGGCAGGCTCCCTGGAAACCACGAAGAGAACCTGCCGACCTTCCCCCAGGTGCCGGGTATCCCACCTGGGCCGACCGCGTCCCGACAGGCACTATGCCCATCTCTCAGGACGCAGACGTCGTCATCCGTCGATCGCGTCCGCAAAATCCAAGATGCGATCCGCGTAGCGATGCAGGACCAGTCGGGCCATCCTTGGATCCTTGCAACCAGCCGACAGCGCCGCCATCAGCGCCGCCGCGATAGCATCGATCGCCTGCTCGGTCGGCTTGCCGTCCACGACCGGCAAGATCGCTTGCAGGATCTCGTTGGTCAGCGCGGCGCCCGCGGCGAAGCTCTCCTCGTCGGTCACCATCAATGCACCACGCGCTCCTCGTGCCGCTTGGCATTGGCGTAGTACTCGATGGCGCGGGAGTTATGTGCGACCAACACCTGGCCGGCGGCGAAAGCGTCCGCTGCATGCTCGTGGAGCAGTTGCCCCATCACGACTGCCAGGATCGACAGAACCTCGTCGGGCGATGCGTTGGTTTCGTTCGCGCGGACCATGATCCTCGCGGCCTCGCTGGCGATGTCTTCGCGCTCCATTAGGTCGTCTCCAGCAGATCGGCCTCCGCTGCAGCCTCGGCCCGCTTGATCGCGGGGAACGAAGGCAACAGCTCGACGCGGTCGTTGATGTATTGCAGCACGCGCTTTCGCTGTGTCGGTGGCATCGCCGCCAAGATGGCCATGACGCGCTGGATGTCGTGCAGCTCAGTATCGCGGATGGCCATCAGAGTACTCCCCACAAAACAACAATGATCAGCGCGGCGAACAGAAGATCGATCCGCCAGTCCCGCAGTGCCCGTCGCATTCTTCGCTGCCTGTTGGTCATATGAGACCTCCCCCCTACTACTGCCGTGTCGCGTGCCCTATCCGCACGTCATGCAGAACCTCGCCATCAGGCAGGGTCATAGTGTTTGCCAAGATATCGAACTGGCAGCGTCGGATCTGGTCCATGCGAAATTGTTCAAGGCGATCCAGACCGCCTGCCGCCTCCACCTTGGCACGCACTGCTGGCGGCATCTTGCGTTTGCGTGCGATCCAGTCGCGCATCGCCGGAAGGGAAAAGCGGGCATGCTCTATGAGAGGCAGCTCCGTGTCCTTCCTGTGAGCCACAAGCCGACCGGACATGCCCTCGCGGCGAAGCTCCTCGCGTGTGAGGCCCCAAGTATTGAGGAATTCCCCAACGCCCATATGGAACAAGTCCTCCGGGTTGATGGGACGATCGCTCACACCAAGCCTCCCTGCTTGTTCTGTGTATTCGTTCGGGTCCACGACGCCTTGCGCGCACTTTCGACCTCGCGGTCATGCAACTCCCGGCGGTTCCGCTTCAGCCACGCCATCTGCTTTCGGTTGTCTTCGTTGTCGACGACGGCGAAGTAGGCTTTGCGATCTGGTGCGGCCAGGAACAGCGCGGCGAGCTTCCTGGCGCCCTCCTCGATGTCCGCCTCCGTCACTTCCTTCCGCGTCTTGGAAGGCGGTGCAGCCTCATCCTCGGGCGGTGGCGGGGGTTCCTCGTCGGACGGCGGCGGTTCATCCCGCGGGTCACCAACTTGTCTCTGGTCAGAATCGTCTGGTGGAGGCAAAGCTGGTGACGGCTCATCAGGTGTCTCAGTCACCGGGTCTGCCATTACCGTATCCTCCCTAGACTTGGAGCCCGCTGGCGTTGGCACGGCGGCGGGCTCCCTTTCTCCGCGCGACCATGCGCCGAGGAGCTGTCCGGTCTTTTCATCCAGCGGGCGATCGAGGCTGATGATCGACTTCAACGCCGGCAGCAGTGCTTTGATGGGCCGCGGCACGCCAGGTCGGGCCACGTCATCGAGCATCAGCGAGATCGTCATTGCCCATGGAATATCGGAGCCACAGATCGGCACGAGGCCTTGATCGACGGGGATCGTCTTGCCTCGATCCTTGCCCTCGGTTTGCTTCACCATCGCAATTTTCTTCTCGGCGCCGCAGCACAGGATGACTGGCATGTTGAGCTGATAGAGCCGCTCTCTCATCTGTTTGTGCGCCGGCTTCACCTTCGCCCACGCCAACACGTTGACGGCTTCCATCTTGCTCGCGTCGCCCCTTGCCATGCGGATCTGCTCTTCGGTGTGCCACTCCAACAGACCGCCGGGACCGGCATGCTCGTGCATGAAATTATCAATAATTAGGACAGCCGCACCTTCGCGCTGTGCCCTCTCCGCCGCTGCTTTGAAGATCGATGGTCGGAACGGCTCGTGCAGATTCAAATGTTGGAAGTCGAAGTCCTCGGCGTAGAACTCGGCGCGATTGTTATCGGTGTCAGCCAGATAGATCTTGCCGCCGCCGGCCAGGCCTTTCGCGAGCAACAGCGCCGAGTATGTTTTCCCGGTACCGGGCGGGCCGGCGATCATGATCAACGGCGCAGATTTACTGCGCTTCGCTCGGAGGTACGTGAAGTCAGTCTGGATTGAGCCGTCAGGCATCTACACGCGGGCTTCGCTAGCCATCGACACTTCGCGCCGCTGCCGCGCCGGGGCTGGTGTTTCTTTGCATGCGCCGCGTTGCACGGCCCAACGCACGACCAGATCAACGAACGCGACTGGTGGATGCCGCGTCGCCGCATAGCGCCGCACCTGTTCGCGCTGTTGCGGCGTCAGGGCGTTGAAGAGATCGAGGTCAGCGCCGGTATCTTCTATGTCGTCGTTCGACCTCTTCCGGTTGGGCAGGGGCTGTACGTGCTTGCGCTGTTCGTCCGGTGTGCGAATTCGTCCGTCACCGAATACCTGCTGCAGCTCCGACATCTTCATCACCGCCGGTGCGCGCATCACAGTGTGCGTTCCGTTGCCCGAGGCGTTCGGCACCAGTAGCGGCACTTTGTCGCGCGGGTTGGCGATCTTCGCCTGGTCCTCGGGGACGAGGCTCGCGACCGTGGACAGCAGTCCCTCATGCCAGCCGTAGGAAAGGATCAGCCTCGGATCCAGCTTCCCCTCCGCAACCGCCGGGAAGTAGCTCGACCATGGCACGTCGACCTTCGATAGGTCTTGGCCTCGCTCTTTAAGCTCGACCCAGTAGATCGCGGCCAAGCGTAGGCCATGTTCGGTGAGCTTTATCGCCTCTCGCAGACCGGCCCACAATTGCTCCTGGGTCATCCGCTTCAACTCGGCTTTCGTTGGGACCGTGTCTTTCATGGGGTTGTCCTCTCCTCGATCATAGCCGCCACCTCGACGACGAACTTGTGGCTGAGACGCCTCATGATTTGTTGCCTCAGATACCAAGCTCTCAGTCGAAACCCTTCCTTCATCTTCTCGGGGTTCGCCTCGCGAATTGCCGCGTATCGCTTTCTATCGACCTCATGCCGTCTCTCTCGGGTCGCTGCGCGATACTTGTTGCGACGGACACGCACTTTCTCGCGGTTCGCCAACGAGTAGGCTCTCTTGCGCGCTGCTTTGCATGGGCGACACTGTCCCTGCGGATCACGGTCAGTCACACCGCATTTCCTGCACGGTAGCGGATGAGCAAGGCGCCATTCCCGGTAGGCTTCCATCCTTGCGAGCCGCCTTGCGAGCCGCCGTTCCGGCCCAAACACAACTCGCTTCCTTCTTTGCGCCCGATTGGTAGCATCCTTGCGACAACGCTCGCTGCAATAGCGGGGGTTGGTCCCTCTGCCCGGTCGCTTCTGCACCTCCGCTCCGCACTCTTGGCAGGCAAACACCCGCGGCGGACGCTCTGCTATCCGTCTGGCGCGATATGCCTTCTGTTTGGCGCGAATACGCTCGATGTTGGCGGCGTTCCAGGCGTTGTTAGCCGCGTTGCGACAACGCTCGCTGCAGTAGCGCGGCTTGGCCCCCCGGCCAGGTCGGTCTGGCACCTCCGCTCCGCACTCTCGGCAGGTAATCTCCTGCCTCACGCGGTTCTTTGCGCGCCATGCTGCCTTTTGAGCGCGAATACGCTCGCGGTTGGTGGCGTTCCAGGCGTTGTTAGCCGCGCGTTCTTGCTCTGGGTGGGCTTTGCGGTATGTCCGCCTGTAGCGTGCCTTGCAGGCGCGGCATGTGCCGTTCGGCGTGCGCTCCGTCCCGCCGCATACTCCGCAGGGTTTCATCCCCCCCAACTTCCAAGTCTGGTCGTTTTCTCAGGTTCGAAGCTGTAACGCCCCTTCTTGATGCCGTATCGAGGATCGCCGCGCATATGCTCGATAACCGGCAACCGTGCATTACGCCTGATATAAGAGCGCACCCAGTGCAGCGCCCGCCCTCCTACAAGGACTGACGGTTCTCCTGGCTCTCTTTCGTCTGGCTGCGGCGTCATTCGCAAAATGATCTCCGTCTCGCCCAACAGGTAGGCCTTACCGGGTTTCCCCTCTGCCGCAGCTATCCTGCGCTGCAATCCTGCATGCGGCTTATGCTCGACGCGCCCTACGGACTTTGGATGATTTATGAGTAGCAATGCTCCATAGATCATAGCGACCATCGCGTGCGCGCGGTCTTGATCCTTCTGATCTTTCATCCACCCTGGCGTCAGTTGAATATACTGATCATCGAGGCCGATCTTTTGGATCGCTGGCGCTAAGGGGAAGTTGCCGCAGTGCGAGTTCTGGCGCTCATCGACGTAGTGAAATTCCGCCCTATCGTCGTCTCGTCGTTCTATGAGGAACGCTATGGTGCCTCCAGCCGGAGTCTTCCATTCCAACCAAGTCGATTCGAACGGTAAGAAAGCGAGGCGACCTGGGTTCCAGTGAGCCATCAGCGATTCGGCCAGATCGAATAAGGCAGGCGCGACTGCGGATAGTTCGAAGGGGTGGGCGTCACGTATCCTTGCGCCTATGCGATTTGGATCGGGCCATCGCCGTTTCCCTACGGTTTCAGTCAGGTCACGAAGGATAAAATGTCTAAGGCTCATCCACCCCAACTCCCCAGACGAATCATCTTCTCGATGAACTGCGTGTCCTCGGAGGCGCGGCCGATGCCGCCAATCCTGGCTTCCTCCCATTGCCGAACCACCCACGGCGGCGGCATCAGCCACTCGGGGGTGAGCGGATAGCTGGGCCACTGCTGCAGCTTCATGCACTGAACCCACACCGCCCTGGCGGCAGCGCATTTGGCCTGCCCGACCTCCAGCGCGATCGGGTCCAGCCCGAACAGACGGATCGCGTATGGCGGGCTTGTCTCGATCACGCAGAACAACACGCCGTCAGGCGCCTCGCCGCGCACGAACTCCAGGCCCCTCGGATACATCGCGCCCTGCATGTCCGCGCCGAACGCAAAAGCGTTCCGCCCCCAACCCGCGAGCGTCGCCAGCGAGCCGGTGGTTTTGAGGTCGACGATCGGCGCCGCCGGGTCGTCCGGTAGCCAGTCGATCCTGCAGCGGGCCTTATGGTCGCCCTCATCCCACACCACGGTCTGCTCTGGCTTGCCCTTGGTGAACAGGCCGGTTTTAGCGTTGTACTCCTGCAGTTCTTCGCAGATCTGCAGCGATGCGTTGTAGGCTTTCTGCTTCAGCGGGATCTTGCCGCGCGACCGCGCGTCGTCGCGCATCTCCTTGGCCTCTTTGGTGCGATAGCTGTCGAACGGGATGCACTCGGTAATGTCGATGCCTTCAAGGAACATGCTGTGCGCGGCAGTGCCGATCTCCATGTCCTCATCACCGCTAGCCGGCCCGGTCGGTGGCGAACCGCCGAGACGCGGATGCTGGACGTACGCATGAGCCGGCGACGCCTCGATGAGCAGCATGGCGATCGAGCGCGATAGGCTTGGTTGCGGTGCGGGATCCGAATGATAGTCGCGGGCCGACATCGTGTAGATACCGGGTGTAGTCACGCGCAGCGCGGTGGGTTGCTCGCCGCTCATCTTCGCTGCGCCGCAATTGTATTTATACCAACAATCTCTGCCATGGGTTTGATTACGTCACTGCTTGTGACGGGCGTCAACCCAGAGTTTTGCCATATACATGCTGATAGACTGGCTCAGATGTGTATGGTCAACCTATTCAGGAGAATGATAAATCTGAAACTATCCACCATTTTCGGTGGATAAGTATTCGTCACAACATGTGACGCGGCGAGCATGTAACCCCTTTTCTTTGGTTGCACGCCGCCACAGGCAGTAGCAGGATGAACAGATGCCTGATGCTCCTGCGCTCGATATAGATGCGATCCTGATCCGTCACGGGCTCAGTCGGGGGGAGTTTTGCGAGCAGATGGGACTGAGCATGTCCACCATCCGCTCATGGCACCGCGGCGATCGCAAGCCTTCGCTAGATGCCTGCCAGCTTGCATTTGATCGCTGCAACATCGGCAAGCACGAGTTGCGGCCCGACGTCTGGCCGACACCACCACCAGCACCAGCAACAACACGGTCACGACGGAATGCAGTAGCAACCGCTTGACCATCACCGGGGGGGGCAAAATTGACATGCCGCAAGAAACATCATTGGCCGAGGCTTCCAGCCACAACGTGCCCCCCGACGTATTCCTGAGGCATTACAGGACGATACGCGACTTAAAGGATGCACATTCTGAAACCGGGATGGCCATCGCCCGCGCAAAGAAAGCGGCAAAGAACGATGGCATCGATTTAGACGCAATGAAACTGTTGGAGAAATTTGCGACGCTCGATGCCGACGAGGCCGAGTTAAAAATGAAGCACCTCGTCATTTATGCGAAGTGGGCGAACGTCGCCATCGGCACGCAGGCCACGATGTTCGAAGACGACATTCCGGAAGTAGACGTGAACGCAGCATCAGAGCAGCGTGAATGGGTCGCGGGCGGTAGAGGCTTCGACGCTGGCGAAGCAGGACACGAGCGCGGGACCAATCCCTTCGAAGCCGGATCCGCCGAGCATGTCGCGTGGGACAAGTCGTGGACCCGCGGCAACAAGGTCTGGCTGAACGCGCAGAAGAAGATCGCCGGCGAGATGGGCCCGAAAAAGAGCGGCAAGGCCAAGAAGGCCAACGGGCACGTCGAGCCCGCGGCGCGCAAGCGCGGTCGTCCACCCAAGGCAGCAGAGGCGCCGCAGCCGTTGCTCTGATCGGCCCATGACCAGTGGGCCGGATAGCATTCGCGCTGGAGGCGCTGGAGCCTTCTGAGCATGAATTGCAGATCGACTGCACGACCATGCTTGAGCGCATCCTGCTGCAGGACGTCCAGTGGACGGCGGTCGATCACGCGCACAGCCTCGATAGGCGCATCGGTCGGAACGGCGTTCCGATCGGGCTGATCGAGGTCAAGAAGCGCAAGGCGCGCGGCGTCAAGAGCGGGATCTGCGACTACCTGTTCTGGTTCGACGGGCGCGCATTCGCCATCGAGCTGAAGCGCAACGCCAGCGAGAAGCTTTCCGACGATCAGAAGACGTTCTGTCGCGGCCTGCTGCGGGCGGGCGTGCTGGTCAAGGTGTGCTGGACCAAGTCCCAGGTGTTCAACGTCGTGGTTGATTGGGGCCTCACGCGGCCGATGAGGATCGCGGCATGACCCCCGCGCAAACATCCGAGCTGAAATCCTATCAGACGCAACTCGCCACGCGGTTTGCAAAAAGGCGGTGCCGCTGCGGCGCTGCAGCGGTCGTCGTCAGCGTCGGCAGCGAGGCGAAGCGCGAGGCCGGGATCCTCCTGCAGCGTGCCCAGCCGGATCGGAATTTATGCATGTGGCATGCAGGGCTGTTGAGCAATGAGGTGGCAGCATGAGCGGCACAACGACCTTGGTCCGCTATGACGCAATGTGCAGCGCCATCGCAGCCGCGTACGCAGTCGATGAAGTGAAGGATATTCGCAACAAGGCGCGAGCGATCGAAACCTATGCACGACAGGCAAAGAACATCGAGGCAGAGCGCCAAGCATGTGAGATCAGGCTTCGCGCCGAACGCAAGTGCGGTGAATTGCTCCGCGAGCGCGAGAAGGCGACACCACGCGGCAGCAATCAACACAAGGATGTGTCGCGTGACGCCACACATCCTCAACCGCTCGCCGACCTTGGCATAACTCGCGATCAGTCCTCGCAATGGCAGAAGCTTGCCGCCGTTCCGCCCGATCTATTTGAAAAGGAATTGCAGAGCGAGCGTCCGACGACCAACGGCATCATCGCGGCGCACGCACAGCCCGAACCCAAGGACAAGGTCGGACCAGAAGCGCTTTGGCTCTGGGGCAGACTGAGAGACTTCGAACGTGATGGGTTACTCGATCTCGATCCTAACGAGGTCGTGGATGGCATGCTCGGCCACATGCAAACAACCGCCAAAGAGTTAGCGCCGCGCGTCGCGGCCTGGTTGGGGAGGATCAACCCATGACAGCAGAGGAGCAACTATACGCCGCCGTGCAGAAGGTGATCGATGATTATCGCCTCGTAGGCGAGGTCAGCCCATCGTGGATCGCGACACAGGTGATGGCGGAGATTGAGTTCTCACGTTCATTACATCTCCTCGGCTACGTCGGATGTCACTTAGAGGTCAGGCAAATCGCGCGCCAAAAGCTGAGGCGCGCTCACGATCCTTACGCCAGGGCGAAGGCGAGCGTTGAAGGTGAGGACGACATGTTCCCCGAGACGCTGCAGGAACGCTACCCGCGACCACCAACAAGAGACGAGCCTATCTATGCGCTGCGTGACCTACTGACGGAAGCCGACGTCCAATACAACGTCGCCCGAATGCGCCGGGGTGGGAAGGCGTTGCTAAAGCATGCTGACGCATTAGAGGCCTGGAATGCAGAACGGCGGAGCGCAGCATGACCTCCGATCGATCATGGACGCATCGCGCCGCCATGGCGTTCTACGGATGGCTGGTTGAGAAACCGGAAGGCGAGATCCCGCGGCTTCCGGACATCTGCTTAGAGATGCCGCAGTGCGAGCCGGTCGACCCCTATCGCCTGGCGCAGGCTATCGAGTGGCTCCGTCGCCAGAAGATGCTGGAGGTACGCCGCGGCACCAGAGGTCGTGCGAGGGATCACCTCGCCATTCGCGTGCGCTCGACCGGTCGCATCTACAGCACCCGCGATTGCCCGTTCGACCTACCGGAGCAGACGGCATGAAAGTCTGGATCGTCATCGCTGCGGTCGTCATTTGCCTCGCAGGCATCTCTTGATGTCCGCGACCGACCACTGGATGCGCTTTAATGTCGGGGATTATCTGGCCGACACCATGCACTTGAGCACGTTCCAGCATGGCATCTACATGCGGCTCATCATGCACTATTTCAAACGCCGCGAGCTACCCGAGGACGAGAAGTCGCTGGCCAGGATCGCCGGCATCAGCGTGCCTTTATGGCGTCGGGAAAGTGGTCCCGCGGCATCACTTTTCACGCACGAAAATGGTGTCTGGAAACATCGCAGAATCGACGCTGAAATTGCACGCTGCGATGCGATCCGTGAAGTCAAGCAAAGTGCGGGAAAACAAGGCGCTAACAAGCGCTGGAACATGGCACATGCTAAGGCCGCCGATAGCACATGCGATTCACAAACGATGGCAGACTCACGCGCGGGGGTCCGCGCGCGCGCGACAGAACCACAACCACAACCAACAACCAGAGAAGCCCCCCTTAATCCCCCCGATGGGGGGAAACGGCGGGCGGGGCGGGTTAATGGTGGTGGTGGGGAAAGGAAGGAAAACGGTCGCTACAGGAACGCTTGGAACGAACACGGCGCGGCAATCATCGGAGAGGAGGAAGTTGATGACCGAGACATCCGAGACGACAAGATCGTCAGCATCGTCGGTCGCCTCTGACGCGCAGCCCGATCTGCTGGCGGCTCGTCGTGCAGCCTGGGAGGCTGGCGCCATCAAGCCGAACGAGTGTCGGCCGCGGCGACCGGCGTCTGATGATGACCTCACCGCTCGCCAAGCAGAGGCGACAGAGCGCGCGCTACGCAATTGGGACAAAGACGAGCTTGAGGAGATCAGCGGCCCGCAGGGAGGCTCCTCACTGGGCAATGCGCTTGGGGTGGCGATCGCTGATTTGGCGGATGACTTCGGGGGCAAACGTCTGACGCCCTGGATTGATTATCTTGAATACCTGCAAAGCGACCGGTGGCGGGAATTGCGGCGACGCAAGCTGTTGCGTTGCGGCGGCATATGCCAGCGATGCAACCGCTCCTGGCGAGACTTCGGATTCTTGGACGTTCATCATCTCGACTATCGACGCTTCGGAGCGGAGCGCGAGGCAGATCTGATTGTGCTTTGTCGCGAATGTCACAACGCCGAGCATGGAGTTGTGCGATGACGAAGACGCACGTTGGCGTTGCGCGTGAGTGGACGGTGTCGCTGGGCATCCTGACGGCGATCAGCATTTCGCGCGAGGAGGCAAACATGAAGCTTGCCGCCTTTCTTCCGATGCTGATGTCAGACTTCGAAGACGGCGCATTCACCAAGGAAAGTCTGAACCATGTCGCCAAGGCATGCGTGAAAGGCTTCCCGACATATCCCGAGCTACACAACCACCTACGCGACTGGTGGCGCGAGCATCGCCCGATGCCGCCACTGCTGGCGAAGCCGAAAGAGGCGCCGCCTCTCGAGCCCCGCGTGCCACCGAGCGAGGAGGAGGTCGCCTACGTCCACGACTGCGTGCAGCGGATCATCGGGAACATGCGCGATCCCTTTGGCCAGCGCTCCGGGTCCGCGATGGCGCCGCAGCCACGGCACCTCACGCCGGCCCAGCTTGATCAGATCAACCCGCTGCCGAACGGGAGGAAGCGCGATGGTTCAGAAAGTCGGCCGCAACAATGAGCAGCGCGGCTTCGCGTTCAAGCTCATTCACAGCGATGCCGGTAAGCGCAGCGTCGCGCGGTTCACTTGCAGCGAGTGCCAGGACTGCCTCGACATTGCCAACAGCGGCACCGGCAAATCGGCCGAGTGGTTTGTCGCTCGATGCCGTCGCATCGGGTGGGCTGCAGACGCGCGCAACCGCAACAAGTGTTACTGCCCGCGCTGTCTCAACGATTGGAAGGGCCGCAAAGACATGGCGCCTGAAAAAACCGAACAGGACTCGCTCGCGCTCGGGCCTGTGCTGGTCGTGCCGCAACGCGCACCACCACCGCAGTTGACCGTCATCGAAATCGAGAAAGGGGGGACAATGGCATCGCACCAGCATCCGCGTGAGCCCACGATCGAAGAGCGAATCAAAATTAGAACGATGCTGGACAAGCACTTCGATGACAGCACGGGCACTTACCTCGACGGCATGAGCGACCAGGTGATCGGGCAGTCGGAGAACATCCCGTGGGCGATCGTCGCTAAAATCCGCGAGGCCGCATACGGCCCGATCCGCACCGACCCGGAAGTTGTCGCGCTGACCCGGCGCATCGAGCAGCTCACGTCGCAACTGGATCAGCTCAAGGCAGACTTCACCGAGTGGCGCGGCCGGAAGGCAGCGAAGGCAGCATGAAACCACCCGAGGGGCTCGCTGATTTCGAGGGAGTTATCGCGGCGAGCGAGACGCCTGCCGTGGTCATGATCGGCCGCGCCTGGATGCGTGAGCTGTTGGAATACCTGCACCGTCTTGAGCGCGAGTGCGCGTTGGGGAGGTTAGCTATGGTCGGACGACGAGGCTCGCAGTGGCCAGAGGAGAGACAGGCATTGCTTCGTCAACTCGATGCGGAAGGGTTGTCGTTCAAAGCGATGGGGCGTCGGCTCAACTGCTCGGAGGAGACGATCAGTCGGCAGCGCAGGCACTGCGGCCTTCCCGACCGGCCTTCTCCGATTGTGCCGCGCGAACAGCCAGAGCCGGCCCAGCGGTTTCACCGAGGCGCATCGACGCTGCCGCCGCTGGCGTCGCTTGCAGGAGACGAGAGATGAACGGCGCACCATCGACATTCTCGACGTTGCTGCTCTGGGACGAGGAGGAATTCACCTACCACCGCGTGATGGACTTCGTCCGTCAGCGTGATGCGCGAGCGGAGGTGCTGGCGCTGCACGACCCGCCGCTCGTGCTGGTGGAGTGCGTGCGCGTAGGCACCGAAACGATCCGGCCATGAAGGTTCACTCGACGCTGGAGGAGGAGTGGTCGAGCTACTTCAGCGAGGTGCTGGAGAAGCACGGCGTCGACAAGGAGTCGGCGCCTGGGCTGCGGCAGATATTTTTCGCCGGCGCTGGGAGCGCCCTGGCGCTGCAGGAGACTGTCTCGGTTGGGAAGCTGCGCGTCGAGGTGATGCAGTTTCACGACGCTCTGCTCGTGAGGCTGAGGCGCAACTGATGGGGCTGATGATGGTGGATCCGAAATCATTCGAGTTGGCGGAATACTTCCTCGCGGATTTCACCGGGGTCACCCCGGAGATGATCATGCAGCTCGCGCAGAACGTGCAGGACGAGGTCGAGGACTGGATCCGGGTGGCTGAGAACGATGGAGCCATCCGCGAAAAATGACCGGCGAACGCATCCTCACGCTCCGCTCCCGCCGGTCGGCCGAGGGCATCGAGGTCGGCATGATCCTCGGCTCGCCGGGTGGCAGGGCGCTCTACCGCGTGGTCGAGGTGACCCAGGTCCGCCGTGCCGGCGAGCTGCAGTCCCCCCGCCTTCGTCTCATTTGCCGTCGCCTCCAGCCCGGGGAGGCGCCTCACGGCGTCGAGGTCCGACCGTGGCCGAAAGACCCGACCGCACCCCGGAAGCCGCGTAGACCCCCTCCAGGCCCCGCCACGAGGGGGTCGCCTTCTGGGATGGCCCTCGCGATCGCCGCCTCCCGCCGCACCGAGCGCCGCCGGAAACCGCCCCAGCACCACTACGGCCAGGTCGACGTCGGCCCGACGATCCGCCTGGAGGCCGTCATCAACCCGGCCGGCCAGGTGATCCGGGAGGCCGACGTGTCGGTGGCGACCGTGCGGGATCCCGACCAGCCGTCGCGCGTCATCCGGCGGGCGGTGCGCGCGGACCCGCTGCTCGCCCTGCTCCGCGTCCGCTCGATCTCGTCGAGGGAGTTCGAAGCGGCGGAGCTGCTCCGCGCGAGCCTGGAGGCTCTCACGCCGCCGCTGGGGCAGACCGGTGGGCTGTCGGTGCAGACCGCGGCGTTCCTCCGGAAGCCGATCTCCGCGGCGTCCCTGGAGGCCTGCCGGCGGGCGCGGGAAGCCGCCGCGGCTCTCGGGAGGCTGCACTGGGAGGCAGTCCTCTGGGTGGCTCTGGGCGGCTCTGTGGGCGGCTACGCGACCTGGCGTCGCATGAGGATCGCCGTCGCCGGCGATCGGATCCGCGCCGGCATGGCGAGGCTGGCGGACCATTTTGAGGAGTGCCCTGCAGATGAGCGAGGATGACTGGCGAGTGATTGCCTACACCGACGACATGTCGATCTTCAACCTGTTCGAGGGGCCCGAGGCCGAGGCTCGCGCGGTCGCCACGCAGGCGCCTGGTGCAGCGATCATGTCCCCTGACGGGAAGGGCGGGCGGACGCGCACCGGCACCATCGCACGCGTCGAGCTTGAGCCGGTAAGGGGCAAGAAAACGCTCTCGCTGCATGCCGAATGGATCGACGAGGGGCGCGAGCCGACGCAGCCGCCGAACCCACAATTCCCGAACGGCATCGACCTCGACTTCTCGCGCGGCGCGGCGCGGACCTGCAGTCTCGACCTGCCATATCCGGCCAAGCGCATCGGCAAGTATGTCATCAACTGCACCGCCTGCACTTGGACCGGTGTCGTCACCACAGCAGGGCGTCGCGATGATCCGCGATCGGTCAAGGTGCCCTGCAGATGACGCTGCCTGAGGCAAGATGGCGTTGTCGTTGCCGCATGCCGGATGGCTCGATCGAGACATCCTACTGGATCACGCAGGACGGCGCTGACCAGATGGAAAGCGAGACGGAGCAGGGCTTTCCTGGCGCGCTGTGCGAGGTGGAGCCGGTCGCGGCGGACGACACATGACGCGCATCATCCGCGTGTTCCCTCGACGCACCCGAGCGACGCCAGACGATGAGCTTGCGTTCGTCGGATCCCCCTCGATGTTCGCGGAGGCGGACGAGGTGCATATCTCCGTCAGCTTTACGTGGGATAAGCCTGTCGCAGAGAGGCTTGCCGAGGAGTGGCGCTGGGTGGCGCCGGTGCAGATCGGCGGGGTTGCCTACGGGGACGACAGTTTAGAATTTATCCCTGGTCGGTATGTCAAACCTGGCTACACGATCACGTCGCGCGGCTGTCCACGCCGGTGCTGGTTCTGCAGCGTGTGGCGCAAGTGGCCGACGCCGAACCTGCTGCCGATATTCCCCGGATGGAACGTCCTCGATGACAACCTGCTGGCGTGCCCGAGGCCGCATGTCGAGGCGGTGTTCGCCATGCTGCGCGGGCAGAAGCGGCGCGTTGAGTTCACCGGTGGGCTGGAGGCGTTGGCGCTGGAGGATTATCAGGTCGGATTGCTGGCCGATCTCAAACCGCGCCCGAATATGTTCTGGGCTTATGACCCAGGCGATGCATTCGAAACATTGCAGAGCGCAGCAAGGCGAATGCTCGCTGCAGGGTTCACGCGGCAATCCCATCGGCTTCGCGTCTATGTGCTGATCGGACATCCGAAAGACACCTTCACTGCCGCGGAGCAGCGGCTCGATCAGATGGTTTCAATCGGCTTCACGCCGATGGCAATGCTGTGGCGACCAGAACGGCCGGCGGAGATGCGGTATGCGCCAGGTCCGGAGTGGCGTGCATTTCAGCGACGGTGGGCTCGCCCTGCTTTGATCCATCACGCTGATGAAAGGGAGCTAGCTGCATGAGCGGCACAACACCGCGGGCGCCAATGCCCAGGCTCGACATCGCGGCGGACCAAAGCGGCCATGTCGAAGGCGACGCCGGCGAGACGTTGTTCACTTTCACCGTGACGCGCTCGATCGATCAGAGCATGGTATCGAGCGCGTCGTGGACGGTGCTGGCAGGCGACACCGAACCGGCGGACTATGTCGGCGGTGCGCTGCCTAGCGGTATCGTTACATTCGATATCGACCAAACCACTGCGGCGATCGAAGTGGCGGTGGCCGGCGACACTGTTTTCGAGGAAGACGAAGAGTTCCTCGTGCAACTATCAGACCCGATCAATTGCTCGATCGGGGTTGCGTCTGCCTCATCGATAATCGTTAACGAACCGGCACACTATGTCCCCGCGGCCGCACAACACATGGTGGTTTCGGTCGAACCGCGCGACGCGACGCAGCCGCCCTCGCACGAGAATTGTTGGCTAAAGCAAATGTATGTCACGGCGTGGAGGATCGCCGGATCCCCGGAGACATCCACGGCGCTGTTGCTGGAGGCGCCGGCGTCGAATGCCTGGTGGGGACACGTCGGGCCCGATGGCTCGATCCTCAAGCCGGGTGGCGATTGGTTCCCCTCGATGCAAGCGCTGCAGGACGCCTACCTGGCGAAATGGCAGGAGCTGTGGGCCAAGGGAGAACCTCCGGATAGGCGCATGTCGAGGCTGTCGAGGCTTGGGCGTGGCTAAGGCGCCGCAGCTTTCGCTGTTTGCACCCGCACCACCCGCACCACCCGCACCACCCGCACCACCGCCACGCGTGCCATCGCGTGCCATCCCGCCGCCGGTGGCCTACCGCCTCGTCCGCAACGCCCCGATGGAGATGTACGTGAAGGGCGCTGCAGACCCATTTGCGCCCTGGTTTGACGTCGAGGGCGTCGATGAAACCGGGATGCCGGTGTGCGTGATCTCCTACGGCACGGGGGCCGAGGCCGCGCGCCGGATCATCGCAAAGGTTGGCGGAGTCGAGGTGGGCTAGGCGAGCAGGACCATGTCATCCGGCCACAGGATGAGCGTCATCTTGTCCCCCACCATTCGGGTCAGTTGCAGCGTGACGCGTCCCTCGTTCCATGAGAGGTCCGCGATGTTCCACAGCATGCCACCCTCCAGACGCAGGTTGTCATCCGTCGTCAGGTCGGCGGCGCGGCGAAGGATCATTGCGCTAGCTCACCCAGGAGCCACGTCTCCGCGATCAGTCGAATGGCCGCAAACGTAGCAGAGATGTCCAGTGTGCTTGTGGCCTACGGTGTCGGGTTTCTTGGGCTTGCCGCAGCGCGGGCACACCGGCTCGTCCATGACTGGAATTCCTGTCTCCACCGTGCAATCGTCGCAGGGCATCAACTTATGTTTCATTGCGTTATCACCGTCGTTCGGCTGGCCATCTCCAGCATGTCCTCGTGGTCGCGCTGCACCATGTTGCCGCGCATTTCGTGCCATTGGCCATCCATGTCGAGCGGTGGCGGGAATATCGTTACGGCATCGCTGCTTGACCAGCGCACGATCGTTGCGAGGCGATATTGCTGCGCCATCTTCAGCATAAACGCACGTAGCTCGGGTGCTTTGTATGCGTCGCGGAAGGCCGGATCCACCCACACGGTTATCACATCGACACGGCGTTTGTAGCCCGTTTCTTTGTCCTCCAGATCGACGTGGTCGGGGATGATATCGATGACGTAGTGACACCTGTCAGGCCTCGGCATGCCCTCGGTCGCGGTGCGGTCTGACACCCACCGGCACGACCAAGTGCGGCAGGCGAAGGGGCGCTCGGCGTAGATCCCGCAGCCCTTGCCGTGGCGCTGGTGCTGGCACCGCTGGTTCGCGGCTTTGTTTAGCACTGGGATCGGCAGAAGCTTGCAGCACAACTGGCACGAGCCGCAGACGCGGCCCGTGCCCTTGTTGTCGAACGTGATTGTCAGGTTGCCCTCTGGCGTCTCGGTGTACGTCATGCGGTCGCCGGCCAGCGCCCAGTCGCTCATCGTGATAGCCGCATGTGATGGTTCCTCATAACCGCACGTAGGGGGCGATCTTACAGACCGCCCCCCTGTGCTGCACCCCCGCTGGTACACGGGTGCAGCCCGCAGACCGGTGTAGGCTCACACCGATCCGCGGTTTCTCACGGGCAGGCGTATTCGCGCGATACCTTCACCGGCGCCAGGACGGTGACCATTACCGAGTTGCGCTGAACCGCCCACTCCTTCGACCGCTCAAAGCCGCCAGAGTGGAGCTTCAGCTCGCATGTGGTGCCCTCGGGCAGGCGGGCTTTCGCGACCTGCTCGATAGCCTCCAGCGTGGCCAGTTCCTCGTCCGTTGCCTCTTCAGAATCGCTCGTGCCGAACTCGTACTCGTCGTCGTCCACGTACCGGTCGCTGTGGTCGGCATCGGCTGCGCGGATTTCGGCCTTGGTGATCCGCTGGTACCTGGCGAACGATTCCAGCGGCGCGAAGACCTGATCCCGGTAGAGCGTCAGTAGCTCCTCCTTGGGCAGCAGACCGCGGGCATGCCGCTTGCGCTGTCCCTCAGTGCCACCAGCCTGCAGCGCCCCCTCCAGCGCCGCCTCCTGCGCTGCCTCGTTGGCACGCTCCCGCGCCGCCTGATCCTCCCGATTGGCCTTGTCGGTCGCTTCGCTCTCGGCGTTGCGCTGGTCCGCGAGCCGCTGCAGGTCCGCGAGCCGCTGCAGCACCTCCTTTGAAGGGACCATCCCGCGATAGTACCCGTGGTCAGGGCGAAATTCCTGCCCCCTCTGCAGGATGCCGTATTCGGGGGTGGTGACGCTGAAGTGGCCCGAGTAACGCAGCCCCCGGCCGTAAGCCGAACCGGCGACCAGCAGTTCATCGTCAGGCTTGGCGAGCCATTCCCGCTCCTTCTCCTCCCACTCCGTCACGCGCGCGGCCTTCTCCGCTGCGTCCTTCAGAGCGCGGGCCTCGGTGGCAGTCACGAGAGCCGCCACGACGGCCCGCACGCCTTCGGTGTCGACAACCGTCAGGGATGGGTATGGCACGTCGGTCGACGTCCACGAGCTATCCGGCCGGCGCAATGACAGCTTTGTCAGGTCGACCTTGCCATTATCGTCGGTGCGCTCCGCGATGAGCTTCCGCTCTAGCTCGGAGAATGTGGCCAAGTCAGCGTCGTAAAGTGGCACGCCAAAATCGCCAAAGTCGCTTCTGCCGGCCAGAATGCAGGCAGCTCGATCCAAACGGATCGTTGCAGTAAGGCTCATGTTGTAACCTCCAAGAGGTTGGTGGAGCCCAAGACCCCACCGGGTTTTCACGGCGACAACAGCGCCGCCGCGCCGTCAGACATGTCACAGAGTGTGACGCGCTGTCTACTGTTTCAGTCGACCTCGGGTGGTGGGAACCGCTCGTGCGCCGCTGCCAGCCTGTCGAGCCAGCGGCCGACCTCGGCCGGCACCGGGTAGTCTCCGTCCGCCCAGCGCCGGATGCGAGTGGGCGGCAGGCCCAGGTGATCGGCCACGCCTCGCAGCGTCCATCCGATCTGCTCCAGGCACTGCCGGAACCGCGCCGGCTCCATCATGGCGTGCGCCCCCACCGAGCGCTGTGCAGCCGCGGCAGCGGGTTCTGCTCAAGGTACTTCGTGAGCCCCTCCAGCCACTGCGACATGTCGTCCGGTATCACCATCTTGCCCGACGCCCAGCGCCGCACCATGCGGTCGTTGGCGTTGATCCACGACGCGAACGCCACGGGGCTGAGATCAAGCGCAGTCAGAGACTGCCGGAATCGTTCTGGGGTCATAGCCCTCTCTCCAATCTTGCCTCGCGCATGTGGCGCATTATGCGCCAGGTTGCAAGAGGTTCTGTTCCTGATAGCCGCATGTAATCCTGATAACCGCATGTAGAGGGGGTCAGGCCTCCATGTCGCCGGCCATGCGAGCCTGCCAAATCGCCTCGCTACGCCCGACGTCGTCGCCCTCGGCCTCGTGCTTCACGCGTCCGTTGCTGACGTGGGCAATCGTCTCGGAGTGTCTGCACCAGCCCGTGTGATTCAGCATCGCCACGATCAGAGAGGCGCTGATCGGGCCGGCTATGTGCAGCCTAACCTCGGCGTCGGACCCCTCGACCGTGGCACTCGGCGCCGTCGCCTCGCGAGCCGCCTTCATCGCCTCCGCCTTGGTGCGATAGAACTGCTGGCCCGTGTCGCTATCGTCGAACGCCCAGCCACTGCAGCTATAAAGTCTCATCGTTACAGTCCTTCACTCTCATCACAGTCCATTTCACAGAACGCCTCGGCGCGGTCTTCCATCTCCCAGCCCGCCGTCAGTGCGATATCGGCCGCACCTCGCGCCTCAAGCCACACGAGCGCCAGACCGGTCATCAGGTCGTCGTCGTCGTGTTCCAGCCACTGCAGGCGGTACGCCGTCCAGGCGGCTGTGGAGGTCGTGGCGTGGGCGTCGAACACGTATTCCGCCGCCTCCCGCGCCCGACTGATGTCCTCGGCGCTGACGTGCCTAGCGTCGCGACCGTTGGGCGTGAACCTCAGTGCCATCGCCTTATCCTATCGCCTTGGTGATTGCTGCGCGGATGCGCGCCAGCATCGGGTTGACAGATTCCCCCTGCTGCTCGTCGTCCTCAAAGCCCAGGATGAACCCCTCGGCCTCTACCAGCGCCGCCAGCATGTCGGGCGCCGCGTTAACCACACGTAGGGGGTTCAGCTCCGCCAACAGCTTGGCCGGCACGCGAGAGGGATGCAGATGCGTCAGGCTCTGCGACGTGCAACGGGCTGGCACGAACGTGTGCGAGCCGTCGTCGTTCCTGTGGCAGACGGTCGTATTCCACCGGAAGGCCTTGCGGCTCTGCATGTCCATGGTGGTTCGCATTTTGATCGAAAGGTCGTCGCTCATCTCATTTGTCCTTTGATAACCGCTTGTAGGGGTATGGGTGATAGCCGCGCGTGGAGGGGTCAGCCCTCCGCTGGCACAGGTCCAGGCCAGTAGCGCGCTGTATCATCGGCAGGAATAGTTACGGGCGCCTTCAGCGCGGCGCGGAGAGCCTCCGCCTCCGCGTTCAGCTTGACGGCGAGGGCATTCGCCTCCGCCAGCGCCACGTTGAACTGGCACCGATCGGTGGTGCCGACGCTGCAGGCGCCGTAGTGGCGCACGATGCGAACCAAGTGGCGCGCACGCTCGCTGATCATCTTGGGAACCTCAACGCCATCGGTTTCGACGACAGCCACATTTGAATAGCGGCCGTACTTGGCGGCAATGCCGCGGACCTGGGCGCTGCTGGTCATGACGATAAAACGGGGAGTGGTGGGAGTGGTCATCGGGGAAAGTCCCTCTGTGAGCTGTGGAGGCGAGGCTTATGCCTGCGCCGTACTGCCGGCTGTGAGCGACATGCCGGCGTCCCGCAGGGCGTCCAGCACGAGGCAGAATAGGTCGTTGTAATCGTCGCCTGTCGGGCTCTGTGCGCCGCAGGGTTGATCATCATCGTTGAGCTTGTCGTCGTGGGCCCGCATAGCGTCGCGCAGGTTGGCGAGCGCGGCCCGCAGCTTGGCGTTCTCTTCCAAAATGGCTTCGTGCTTGGTCGTCATCGGGGAAAGTCCCTCTTCAAGTGTTGAGGCGAGGCCCATGCCTGCGCCGTGGGGAAGTATGTGGCGCATAGTGCGCCACATGTCAAGCGTTACCATCCGAATTTTTCGGCGCAGATTGGGCCGATGCCTAGATCAACCGAGTCACCATTGGTGAGCGTCCGACCGCAGCATGAGCATTTGTTGGTCCGCTGGCCGTAGGCCTTGGCCGCATTGGCCGGGTCCGCGGCAACCGCCACTACCTCCGCCTTGGTTACCGCGTCGCAGGCGAGCGTCGGGGAGAACTTGCCACCGATCACCTTGCCCAGATATTCGCGGCTCGCCGCCGTCTTCACGTAGATGGCGCCGGCGTTGCGCCCGGTGTTCGGCGCGAGGGAGAACAGGAACGTCCCCAGGCGAAGCTTGGGCGCCGCAATGCCATGCTGTGTGGCCGCGGCGAACGCGGTGGCGATCGCCTCCACTGAGATGTCGACGTTTTGTGAGCCCGCAACCTTGCCAGTGCTATTGCAGGCGAAGCACGGCCGGCCAGGACGCCACTCGCCGCTGCCGCCGCACTTCGTGCAATCGCCTTCCTTGACCTCGATGCACGCCATGCGGTCGAGGCCCGTGCCATTGCACGCAAAGCAATTGCCGACTGCGCGGCCCGTGTAGGAGTAGAACTTGCCCTTGCCCTTGCACTTGCCGCAGAACGCTGTGGGCGGGCTGGTAGGAGCGGCGACGTCGTCCGCCATCTCAATGTCGAACATCGCGGCGAGGTCGGTATTGGTATCGAGGTGTTGCACGAGGGAATGTCCCATCTAAAAGCGCCGAACCCGTTGCCCAGCGCGTGACTGATTATATGGCGCAGATTGCGCCGCAATGCAAGTGGATGTCATCGCGTCGTGAAAAATATTTGGCGCACTTCGAGCCAAGATTGCGACGCAGAATTTTGTCTGTTCGTGACAACCGCACGTAGGGGCTGGCCGGCCGAATTCCTCCGCATAGCCGCACGTAGGGGATTGTTCCTGATAACCGCATGTAGGGGGGTCGGTTCCTGATAACCGCATGTAGGGGGGGAGGGGGTCGATTCGACCATTTAGGGCCGAATTGCGACTATAACAGCCGATAAGGCCGAAATGCGACTATAACAGGCCGAAATGCGACTATCACACCAAAAATGGCGGAATTCCGCCAGTCTGCCGCACCATGGCGGGCCCGATGCGGCCCGATGCGGCCCGAATGCGGGCCCGCGGCCCGCATACCGATCCCGCGGCCCGTGGCCCTGCCTGTGCACCGCTCCACCGACGTCGGGCCCGTGGGCCCTGCCTGTGCGCCGCTCCACCGACGTCGGGCCCGTGGGCCCTGCCTGTGCGCCGCTCCACCGACGTCGGGCCCGTGGGCCCTGCCTGTGCACCGCTCCACCGACGTCGGGCCCGTGGGCCCTGCCTGTGCGCCGCTCCACCGACGTCGGGCCCGTGGGCCCTGCCTGTGCACCGCTCCACCGACGTCGGGCCCGTGGGCCCTGCCTGTGCGCCGCTCCACCGACGTCGGGCCCGTGGGCCCTGCCTGTGCACCGCTCC